CTGTTATTCACTACACATCTATAAGCAAAATTTAGAGAAAGTCAATGTTTTATGAGATTATTTTAGTTGCTCGCATTCCTCCCACGGTTCTAAAGACCGTGGGATTCCTGCTCGCGTCATGTTGAATTTTCCATGTTAGAAATTTGCATATAATGATTCTTGAATCCACACACGGTCTTTGCTTTTTATGCGTGAAAACGATGAAACACCTGAATCCAAAAGATAATGATTTTTATATAATGATTCTGAAATCATTGTGTCTGGAAAACGGTTGCCATCGTATGACAATAACCACTTAATATTTTTATTGTTGAGTGTTTCTAAGTTTTCAAACAACCTGCGAGCATCAAAGTTGCCGAGGTACATCCCTTTTGTGTTCGCATAAGGGGGATCGAGATAAACGAAATCTTTTTCTGTTGCCTTTGAAATTGATTCAGCATAATCACAATTTTTGAATTCCAAAAATGGAGCGTAACTATCAAATAGTTTGCACCAGTCTTTTATAATTTCTTTTAACTTTTTTGGTTCGATGCCTTTACGATTCAAATGAAAAGCTGTATTGAATTTTCCGTCTTTTGTGAAACGCATTAGCCCGTTGAAGCATGTTCGATTCAAAAAAAAGAAATCCTCTGGATTATGCGTTCCGTTAAATCGTTCTCGTACATTATAATAGACTTGTATGCCTTCTACTTGTAGCTTATTCCATTTATCCGTATAATCATATAATAAAGCATCTGAATTTTCTTTGATTGCGTTCCACATATCAATGAGTGGTTCACACAAGTCAGATGCAATAGCTTTTTGACATAGCTTATTTTTTAGAACGCCATATAAGACAGAACCACCGCCAACAAAAGGCTCGTAATATGTCTCTATATTTGTTGGAAAATGAGATAATATCTGCATCATCTGCGATCTTTTTGACCCAGACCATTTAATAATTGGTTGCATTTTCAACTTTCTATCTATAATGTAGTTCGTTATGCGACAATGGATTTGTTATTGTTACAAACACCACGGATGTTGGTTTATCATATATGTATGCAATTTCGCAATCATATTTTGGAGATTAAAAAATGAAAAAGACAACTCTTATATCAATTATCATTTCAGCATTTGTCCTTGTTTGCACGTCGTGCTGTCCTTGTCAGGTCGATAAGGAAAGTGAACATGCAAAGGTAGATGCTAATGCAGAAGCGGCACAACAGCCAGAAGCCAAAGCTGATGAACAGAAACAGGATGGTGCAGAAGCTAAAGCCGAAGAAGCTAAACCAGCCGAGCAGCCTGCGGACGCCGCAAAGCCCGCCGAAGAAGCTCCCAAAGCAGATGTAGCCAAACCTGCCGAAGAAGCGAAGCCTGCTGAACAACCAGCCGAGCAGCCTAAAGTCGCAGACACAAAACCCGCTGAACAGCCTGCGGATGCTGCAAAGCCCGCTGAACAGCCTGCGGATGCTGCAAAGCCCGCTGAACAGCCTGCGGATGCTGCAAAGCCAGCCGAAGAAGCTAAACCTGCCGAAGCTGCAAAGTAATATCAGTTATGCTAAAATATAGAAAAGCCGCCATTGTGCGGCTTTTTTTTTCTATCTAAACAAATAAATTTGTAATATAATTATTTTGATTTGTTTGTTTAGGGATGGAACATGGAAAAGAAAGAAAAGCAGATTAAGGTTTTGGCATCAATCGATCCAAGTTTTACAAGCACTGGATTAGCTATTGTAGATTTGAATAACAAAACGATTTATACAAGACCGATTCAGATTGGATGTCCAGACAAAAGCTTTTTCGGGATGCAGCAATCAATAACGCTGATTGTGTACGAGCTTGAGCAGGAAATGAAAAAGCATGATGTAGATTCTTTGGTGCATGAAGAACCGTTCCCAGGTCAGATGTTCTCCCCCGCTCTCTATGGTCTTGACAGTGCAATCTTTCAAACATTTCAAACTATGATTCTGCACACCTATCATCCAACAATACTAAGAAAAATTCATGGCGGAAAATACACCAAGACAGACTCAAAGAATCTTGCTTTAAAGGTTTTGTCTCTTTTGACTGATTATAAATATTTCAATAATTTACCAGAAAACAAAAAAGACAAAAAAGATATGTTTGGCAATAAGCTAACGCGCATTGGTGAATATGCAATAACATCGGATGAGTCAGAGGCTTTTTTGTATGCAGTAACAACACTAATTAAATATGGTGTTGACGATTTTAAATGTGCATCTGAAATGCTAAATACAAACGCAAAAGGTGTTATCGACTGGCAACCACTAATCCATGCTTAATCGTTGTTTTGCAATATCATAATACTCTTTGTTAGTCTCGAAACCTATATATTGTCTATTTAATTGTTTTGCGGCTAACAAAGTAGTTCCGCTGCCTGCGAACGGGTCTAAAACGATCTGATTTTCAACCGTCGTCAGATCTATCAATATCCTCATAAGTTCAACTGGCTTTTGTGTCGGATGCAAACCTGTATCAGAACTGTTTGCTTTGATTGACAGAACATTATTGCAATCGAATCCATATTTCTTTAATGCTGTTTCGTTAAACGCTCCTACACTATATTTCAGAATGTTATCAGCTATTGTTGTGCCAATTGGATATGGCTTTGTAAACCACAGTATAGGCTCAAATATAGGACGTAGATTGCCAACACGCCATCCATTCCATAATTCAGATGATTCTTTATCATTCCTACGGTCATAGACAGCGCTTATATGCTGCGCTCTCAACGGTGCTTTGCATTTATTCCATGCAATCATATCTTTGAAGATAAAGCCGCTATCTTCCATTGCACAAATGCAACGATGAGCAAGCCGTCTACCAGCAAATATAAACACATTTCCGCATGGAACTAACTTGTCAAACCATTGCTTTGTCCATGACAAACACCACTGATAATATTGCACAGGTATTTGTTTATCCGCCTCCGACCATCCATTCAATGGTTTGCCGCGTTTTTTAAAAATAGCACCAGCCTTTTTTTGCGCTGGTGAGCTTCCTAAATAAGCTGAATTAGTGTTATCGTGCAAAACATCCCAGTCATCGACACCGATACCATAAGGAATATCAGACAGAATAAGATGTACTGATTCGTTGTCTATTTTTGATAATCCAGTAATGCAATCTTCGTTATGAATAATATTTGTTTCCATATTTCTATTCACACAAAAACAAAAAAAAAGCCTAGAAATTATGCTAGGCTTTATAATTATTATCAATCAAAAAAAAATTATTCTTTTGATTTCTCGTCATCACCGAAACCTAAAAGCTAACAATTATTAACAGAAGTTAATAATTTAGACTTCTCTATATCTTTTACAATATTGTTACGGTACAATAACAGCACCTCTTTGATCTTACCACGTTTCATTGGTTTAGGAAAATAAGTACCGTTATCACTTTGTTTTAAGAGCTTCTGGCATAACACGGTCATGCCTACTCTATTCTTGATGTTGACTGCGGCATTTATGTCGGCGTTAGCCTCATGTCCGCATTGAACACATTTGAATGCTTCTTGTGTTTTCCTATTATCATCATCTATGCAACCACATATAGGACACATTTTAGATGTATAATGTGGATGAACCAGCGACACAGCAATGTCATATTTTCTGCCTATATGTTCAAACTTGTCCTTAATAGACGATAATCCTAAAAACTTTATTCTACGATTATAGTTGACATCGTTCTCATCATCCACAAAGCACTTACCAAAGGAGTTGGTTAGATTTTCCATAACGACATGATGATAACCTTGCTCTGATAAGTGCTTGCAGACTTGTGCTATTAGATTTTCTTCATATTTGTTTATCCTGTTTTTCAGTGTATCTAGTTTTCTCTGTTTACGTTTGCCAATTTGATAGTTTTTATTCTTAGACTTTAGGTTATCAACATGTAGAGATAATTCACAGAAATCTTCAAGCAATTTTCTATCGAAATCATAGCATTCACCATTAGACAAAGATAATAAATTATGCTTAGAATTAACGTCTATGCCAATTAACTCATCTTTTGCTTCTGGGATATAGCGTTCACCGTCTTTTACATATATAATGTTTACCTGCTTTCTATATTCATCAAATTTAATTAAATATTCATACTGATGATTGTTTTTCTTATAAGATTTTATTCTACCATGATAGTCTTTTGCGTACTTGACAGGTATATAGAAATTATCTGTGCTAAATCCTGACAAATTAAAGAAAGCATTTATTTCCGAATTATAATTGTGGTTAAACTCAACAATAACTTTCTTTTGAGTCCTGCCACCGAATGTTAAAGATTTATATTCTATGGGATGTTTAGAATAATGTTTTATTGTTCTGTTGCGACGTGATAACGCAAGTCTAAACAATCTATAAAATCCAAACTTAGCACATTTATCCAATATATTCTGATATAGCTCTCTACGCTTGATTTCTTTCTTGTCAGTAGAGTTGGTTAATTCCTCAATACGTTGTTTCAGATATTCAAGTGTGTTCTCTTTGCCATAACGTGCTAAATAAGACAAGCATACAGTGAGATTTGTTTGAGAAGTCTCAATGATAACCTGTTTTAACTCACCTTTTTTATATTTTTTAGAATTACGTTTATATAATTCAAAACATTTAATTGTTATCTTCTTAAATTCAATGTTTTTTAATATAGCATTGAATTTGTTCTGATAATCAGTATAAACACGCTCATAAGCCTGTTTGTCGAAGCAACTTGATATTCTATTTGAGAAATGCTTACGCATCTCTGTTATAAAATTAAACTTGTTAAAATCCAAGTAATATAACAGATTATCATTTACTAACCGCGAAACTTCATTACGGAAGTCTCTCAGTTTGACAGCGATAGCATACAGTTCGACATACTTACTGCGCGTAAGCATGTCTGAATAAAATGTTTTTGCATATTTGCTGTCAATAATCATTTGTATCTATTCTCATACTTATTATCATACTTATTCGTTTTGTTGTGTGTGTATGTGGCAGGTGGGTGAATAACTTCCACTTTTCGGACGCGACCCTAGCCACACATTTTTATTATAGATAGAAAGTTGATTCTGTTAATAAATGTCATCAATAGTTAGTGTTGGATAATAAATCTGCTACTAGAAATTAACCTTTTTCATCTGCTTCTGGTGATTCTGGAAGATCGGCTAATTCTTTTAGTTCTTGTTTAACTGCCTCTTCTTTTTTCTCATCCTTCGGCTTATCAACGTTTTTCACTTCTACCGATGCTGTGATATCACCTTTAGAAACCGTCCCTTTGACATTAACATTTGAAAGCCATCCATTCGCCATTATCTTTTCAACTGTTCTAAACAAAAGATAAGCTCCAACAATTACAAATCCACCAGTCAATGCTATATCGCGTGTACTGTCTGCTAGAGGCTCAAAATCAACAACAACCCCTACCATAATTAGCAATACAACAGCAATACAAGTCCATCTCATTGAAATGAGACTTGAAAGTTTAGGAATGGCATTCAATAATGGAATAACAACTGCGAGAACGATTGCAAGACCTGATAAGATCAATAAAGCTAAATTTGGTGTAGCCATAATAAATTACTCCTAAAAAAAATAAAACATAGAAAACGAAATATTTTCTATTTCTTTTGTTGTTGTTTAACAATGCCAATAGACATTGCCTGATTCATCTTTTCATCAAAATCAATACCAGACTGATCTTGAGATAATACAAACTTAGATAACTCTTTCATACTTTCTTCATGTTTTCGTTCGTATTCTTCATTTTTATTTTTGATTTCGATTTTCTCTGCTGGAGAAATACCGATTTGGCTTTTTTCTGCCAATGAAATTTCGGCTTGAGTATCACCACGTTTTATAGTACCACGAATACGAGGGTATTTCCATTTATTGACTGCGGCTTTTTCTAACGATCTGACCAAAAGAAAAATAGCAGAAAGCACAATGCCGCCAACAACCACTGCAAAACGCACTGATGTATCCAAATGATTGAAATCAAGGATAACTCCTATACACATTGCTGAGTAAATAACGATGATAGTCCATCTTAAACTTATGAAATCTTTTATTTTTGGCAGTTTGTCGAATATTGGAAGTATAATACCAAATATTATCAAGAATCCAACTAATACACAAGTCGCTGTATATGAATCTATCATCTATTTACCTCTTTGTTTGATTGAATTTAATATAAAAAATAAAAGCCACTTTTGTGGCTAACTGAATAATCACACTTCTATAGATATGTTTGTTTCAATTTTTTTATTGTTGTTAATTATTGATGCTCTTAGTAAAATTAGAAATTTTGTTAATATAATTGACAAAAAAAAGCCCGCAATTTTGCGGGCTGAATTATTGCTCATTGTGATAGCCAACTACACTTTTTCAAAAACTTTTTCATCTTTTTTAGAACCAGTGCAGCAAATGACAAGTTTGCCATCTTTGTAATTCATCTTATATTTGCTCATTGCAGCAATAAGATTATAAAGCACGCAATGATTTCCGATTGATAATGATGCAATTGTTTTGATTTCGCTGATGATTCCGTCAAGAACTTGTTTTGTTACCTTTTGTTCGTCAAGCCACTCATCAATTTCATTCATTGAATTATTCATTTTTTCAATGATATTATTGAATGAATTGCATAGTGCTTCAACAAAAATTTCATCGGTATTTAATGCTGTTGCCAGTTCTTTTTTCTTTTCTGCATTCATATTGCGGGCTTTGTGTCTGATGCCTTCTTCGATTTCTTCTCTATCAGAACAAAGTATGCCGTTTAATGATGTAGAAAGAATATCTGTAAATTCTTCTGTCTGCTCAAGGAAAGTTCTGACATTTGATTCTACATGGTCTGGAATTGAGTGCATGAATTCAATGCCAGACAGATATTCTACCATTTCAGAAACTTTTTTTGCAAAAGTGCGATAATCTTTTTTTAGACCATAAGGATTGTGGCACTTAGCTGTCGTTCTTGGTCTGAAAGCAGAATGCAGATCAAAGATAAAGGGGCTGTCGTTTACGGTTGTCAAAGCGGTTACTTCGTCCATGTTTAACTCCTAAATTGTTTGTTAGTCACACACCAAAGAAATTACTGTCCACGATTCTTTTCAATATAAGCCTTTGCATCTTCAAATGTTTTACCATTGAAGAATACGCCTGTTTTATTTTCCAGCACCTTAATGTACTGTTTTTGTTTGTCTGTAATTGGATGTTTTTGACCTCCTTGTCGCTGTGTGTTATCGGCTTTATCGCTATTGCTGTTTTCTTTTTTCTTCATGTGAGCATCTAAATATGCAGACACTTCTTCGAGAACCCATTTTGTGCCAGTATATTTAACACCGCATGATGATTCAATTTTTTCCAATAGTTGCACTTGTTTTAGTGTTGCTTGACGCATGTTTTGTTTCTCCAATATCAAACACGATAAGCCATGGAATATATAATTCCATGGCTAAGTTATTATTATTTTTGTTGTTTAGTTTTCTTCTTTGACAGAGCTATCAACGATTTTCTTTTTATTTGCATTGCTTATTCTCTTTAAGAAAGTAAGGTATGCTTCTTTTGTTGAAAAGTCTTTTGTATTTTCAGCTTTCTTTTTGAGAATCCAATTTTTTGTATTATCGTTTATAACTTGCTTTTCTAAATAGACCTCATCTACAAGTTTCTTAATTTCTGCATTTATGTTTTCATCATCGACAAGTGGAATGCCGTTATACTCGTTTGTAAAGATGTTGGCAGAAGTTTGTTCTTGTTGTTGCTGCTGTTGAGGTTGCGGCTTCGGTGGTTCTGATTGCTTCTCATGATTTGTAGTCGATACTGGTTGCGGTGCAGATTTAGACTGTTGTTGAGGTTGTGGTTGAGGTTGTGGTTTGCTTTCGTTGAAAGTCTTTCGCTGCGGCTGTGTTTGACTCTGACTTTGTTTTGATGCAATATTCATTTCTATATTGCCATCAATATCCTCATCGGATGCGATTCCAAATATTGCGCTCAAAGCATATCGACGAAAATATGTAATGGATGCGCCTAGTTTTTGTGTATCGTTCGCTTTGGATATTTCAGTCATGTTGAATATGATAGTATCTTCCATCCATTCACCAGACTCATGGAATATTCTTGTCGTTAGTGCATAATTATCTCCAATAGTAGAAGGAAACTGCACAAAATTGATTCCATGCTTTGGCAAAACAGTGTTAAGCATATCAATGACAGAATCTAACGGTGTATAATTATATCCATACCCTTTTTTGTTTTTTGACAGTGGTACGAAATCTTTTTTACATTCGCACAAAGCCTTGAAAAGATTTGAAACTTCTTGTGATGTCTGCATAATTATCTCCGTTCGTTATAAGGTAATTGGTTGCTGTATGTTTTTGGCAGGTGGTGTTTGCCACCTGCTATATTAGCTTTTTAGATTTTCGACAAAACCTTAATATGGAATGTCATCGAAATCATCATTATTTTCTTCTACCGCAGGTTGAGGCTCAAGACAAGTGTTTTTTGACCCAACAGGTGCATTATTTTTGCACTCAAAAAGTGGTGTCATTTTTATATTTGCATATTGCCCTCTCATTTCTTTGTCAAATTCGACATATAAATCTTTGATAGCCAGCGCCTCGTCAATACCCTTTTGGCTTGCATAACAACCAAGTGGGATTAAGAAATTATTATATAAAATAAATTCTGTTTTTTCCGAAACGAATTGACCATGTTCGAATTCTTGACCATCAATATCCAGTCTGAAATTCATAAACCATCCACGACCATCTTTTAGATCATATCGAGAAACACGTTTAAGAACTGCTGAATAGTGACCGTCTGCGAGGGTTGCTGCCTTTTCTGGGTACTTTTTTTCTTCTGCCATTGTGTTTGTTCCTTTGTATATAGGTTTGAGCATCTTGAGATAAAACTCAGAATTGTGCTTTTGCATTATCTTTTAATGCGCACAACCTTGTGCGCTAGGTTTAGAAGTTTACCTCATCGGTATCGGCTTCTGGTTCGTCTGTGAGTCCATCGTCAGGCAGTGGAACTAAGCCACCATTCTTATCAATGAATGCTTTGATTTCGTCTGCATTATCAGCAATCCAATCTTCGTATGCTGGCTGTCCTTTAAATTTAATTTCTTTGCCTTCCCACATGACTGTATAATTGCCGCCACCTCTTTTTTCTGCGACACCGTTATCAATAAGCCATTGGGCATATTCTCGCAATTCATCGACGCCTTTACCAAACATAAGTTTGACGTTATATTCTTTAAAAGGTTCACCATAGCGATTTTTAATTGCCCAAATTTTATTGATTGCACCTATTTGATGCCCGTCTGGTGCTTTGATCGTTTCAATACATTTCATTAGCAAGCGAATATCCATTGTGAATTGTTGAGCATTTCCGCCTGCTGGTGCATCATACGCATGTCCATATCCAGTTGGAATTTTCGTTCTCATTTGATTGATAAACACAACAATTTTTTCATTGTTGTTTATACGTTCACGATAACGCTTTAGTAGGTTTCCAGTATATCGTGACTGGATGCCGATTTGACCATCTGAAATCAGCTTGCCTTCTTGAGTAAGTTCGTCTGGTGTTAAAGCAGTTACAGAATCAACTACTATAAGTTTGATTGCAGGGTCTTTTACGAGAGTGTCAAGATATGAGCCAACAGCATTAAATGTTGTTGGATTGAATACCCAGAACAAATCATCATAATAAGGCATTAACCCCATCTTGCCTAATAGATTTTCTGAAAGTGCTGTCTCAGTGTCAATATATGCACATTTATAACCTTGTTCGCATATATGTTTTGCTATGTCCAAAACAAGTGTCGTGTTGTGAGAGACAATACCATTAACGAGAAATTCATGGCTGTCAGGAATAGAATAATCATAGACGAAACAATCGCGTGCTTCTGTACAAATCTCAGATACTTTCAAATGATTTGTCATATAAAGCTGTTCGTTTTTTGTTTCTTCAATGAAAGTTCTAAGATCATTTTTTTTAATAATGATATATGGTTCTATAAGATTAGCAAGTATAACACTGCTTGTTAGTGTAAGATTTAAACAGTGTGGATATTTGCAATTATTTACAATGCTTTGATGGCCGACAATACCCAATATTGCGAGCATTGCCTGTATGTCGCAAATATCTTGTTTCTCAGTGGCAAACAATGAAATCTTTTTATTGATAACTTCTTTAGAGTTGAATGTAATATTGCCAACAGAATCAACAATACCTGCTATCTTTGCAATAAGTTCCTCTAACTCCATGCTGCGATAAAAGCATTTTTTGTCCTCATCTTTTGTAACGCAGTGAACATGCTTTTGAAGTGCGGCATCGTCGAGGTCAATGCGAACGTAAACTTTATCTTCTTTACCATCTTTTTGGTGTACATAAAGTTTATATTGATCAAGATTTCGTTCTGTGTATTCGTATTCACCCCAATTGTCGCTCTTTGTAATTCCATAAGATTCAAGCTCTGCACAAATCACATCTAAGTTTTGTTGTGATATGTCAAGCATGAATCCATATTTCCAATACTGCTTTGACTTTAAGAGATCATATCCCTCAAGATAAGACAGCAATGTTTCTTTTGTTTTCTTTATTTCTTTTTGACGCACATAGGGTGTAGCCATTATAACTTTGTCTTTTAGCTTTATATCTTGAGCTTTCACCCACTCTTTTTGACCATCATCACGTTTGACAAGAAGCGGATGAATAGGCGTACATGTTATTTTATTTCCGTGTACATCTGAAATTGTGACAACACTGCTGACATGTTCTTTGTAACGATGTGAGAAATGAATAGCGCCATGACGTGACATTATCATTTCTTTTTCGTTTGATTCTGTGAAGCCGACATGTTCAATATCATCTTCAATTCGTTTAAATTGTCCATCGACAAAAACTATAGAATCACCAGTTACACATTTTCCACAACCAGAACTGGACGACAATTCAATATAACATCCTTGTGGTAATCCTTTACCTTCAGACAACAAAGCATCAATAACAGAATGACCAGTTGTTAAATATTTTCTTGATGCAGGATCAATCGTATTCTTTTTGAATTGTTTGTAGATTGACGAAAAATCAGTAGCTTCTGTGTTGTTTGTTGTCTGCTCTTTTGCAGTTTGTTCGGTTTTCTTTTTTGCCATAATAATTAGCTCCTATGTGCAAAAATTGTATATTATCGTGTCTTAGACACGAAAAGATTTTTTATAATAAAATTATAATTAAATCAATAAGGAATTTCATAAACGTCATCCTCTTTATAGAAATCATTTCCCATTTGATTTAATATTTCATTGTCCGTAGAGAATACATCATTATCATTATATTCATAGCCATCTAAATTGTCGCCGACATAATAATGCTCTGGGATAACAGAAGTAATGATTGGTTCTTCGTGAGCAGCACCATATCTGTTTTTGAGCAAGCAAACCTTTAGCTCATTTAGTTTGCTTGAATTTTTGTCATGGAAAACAGTCATAACGACAGAAGAACAACGCTCCAACTCATTAGCTTCTGCAAGTGCAGACAAATCATAAGCTCCACCTTTTTTTGCAGCTTCATGCCATCCCATTCTGTTTGTTTGTGCAAGCAGAATAGTTGTTAATCCTCGCATGTTGCCAGTCTCAGGATCAAGTCTGAAAGCATTAGATAGGCGGCGGAAAAGTGAAACGAATCTGTTTGTGGCTTCACCAACGTTATCACTTGATTTCTCGTAAAACTTACAAAGATTGGCATGGTCTAAGACAACGCCGTCAAGTTTCCTGTCAAATTCATCATCTATTTCTTCGAGTTTTTGTATAATTTCGCCCTCTGAAAAATTGTGAAAATCTCCTTCGTCAATAATTTTTAATTTTCCTTTTGAATTATTTTCAAAGTCAGGAACAATAACATCGAATAAATATCGCTTTTGTTCTTCTGTCAGTGTGCCATTTCGCACATCGCGTGTATTTAATCGCATTGATTTATCAAATTTCTCATTTAGTGAATGCAAACACCAGAAACCAAGTAACAACTCAAGCCGTGTGATTTCGAGTGAGATATAAGCAAAGTTATATCCATATTCATAAACATTTCGATAAACGATATTTGCTGTTGTCGTTGTGTTGTGTGTGACGCATCCATTTGCAATGTAAGATGGATGTTCAGATATACTTAAATCATATAGATTAACACCGTTTTTGTTCGCTTCGATTTTTGTTACGCGCTGGATATTTAAGTGATACCTTAATTCTTCATCAGCATGAACGCGGCCTTGTTTGTATATTCCTATTTGTTTTTCTAATTTATTGATTCGTTTATCTGTTTCACGTCGTGGAAACATTCTTTTTATAATGCCAGTCTCAGGATCTTTAAACATTGTTACGCGTTGAAGATCGTATCGCGCATAAAGATTTTCTGTTGCAAGTCTCCATTTATTTTCTTCAATTTCAATAATGACAACAAGTGTTTCCAGACTTAGCAATAATGACGCTAGGTCGTTTAATAAATCATAATTTGTTGAAGTTAAGCCAATATGCTTGTCACTACATGATAGTGTTCCACTTGTTTGAATCAATCCATGAACAAATGCAACTTGTGCATCGGGAGTTGCGCTAAAAATGTAACTTGGAATTGTAGCACTTTTGTCATTTACTTTAAGTTGGCAACCATCTTTATAGCTTTCCATTACAGAAGTTTTAATTCTGTCTTTATAGATGTCTTTTGAATAAGGCATCACCGCCCATTTTTTGTCCAAGATTTCATTTGTGATGTCATTATTAAATTTTTCAAGCATCATCTGCTTGTACTGATAATAAGTAATATTATGGTATTCGTTATAATCTTTCTTTATCCACTCTCGTTTTATCAGCACTTTATCTGTCAGTGCAAGTTCTGTCGCAGTTATCCAGCTTGGTTTACCATGCCGAAGAACTCTAAATCTGTGAACGGGTGATGTCTCAACTTTTCGACCGCCGATATAAACTTTTATGCTTGGCTTAAATCCGTCGTTGTGAACGCTATAAACATTTTTATAACCAATTTCAGAAAGCACTTTGATAGATTTAGGTTCTGGATCATTTACTATGCTTTCAATTGTCATTAATCCACGATTCGTGTTTATTCTTGTGTCTGCGGCAACGCATTTAAATGAGCCAGTAAATCCAGCGACAGTCACGACAGCACCTTTAGGAATTGACACAAGCTCATCAATTTCAGAGATGCCAGTCTTCATGTTAGACCGATTCATTATGCGAAGATCATATTCTTCTTCGCGTGTCAATTCTCTTACTTTTTCGGTGCTTTGTTTCGCGTATTTCTTGAGTTCGTTCAGACCATCGAAAGTCATGCCGTTTACGGCAACAGAATTGGCGTATTCTTGAACTTTTTTTGATGCAATAAGATTGTGACACGTTTCTTCAAATAGTCTTATTAACTGCGAAATAGACGCAGAATCAGACACACATTCGGCGTTGCTAAAAAACCAGTCTGTTTCTGGAAACTTTGAAACAAAGACTTGCTGCGTAGGTGTTCTGCCAGTAGTATCAAACGTGGTAGAACAATATTTAAGCATTTTTACCCAGTTGTCATTGTATATGACACCGCGATCCCAAGACAGCATTAAATCAATTTTCTTTTTTATATCGGCGCTGTCAGAATCAAATAATGATTTTAGGATCTTCCAAAAAAGCATGTTGTCCATGATATAACCCTTATTGTTCTTCTGTGTGTTCTTGTGTGGATTTTGTTGTTGTTGCTATTGTTTTTGCTTTCGCTGTCGCTATCAGATCTTGTGATGTAAGTCTGTTTGACACTGCAAATTCTCTTGTCTTTGGAAAATTGCTTGTCCATTCAACGCTAGACAAACCCTTGAAGTATATCCAGACAGTTGATCCCTTTTTGCACCAGAAATCAATTGCTCGTAACAAATATTCATCTTTAAGTCTATTTGTTACATTCTCTACATAAATAAGGATTATTGGCGCTCGGACTTCTCTTATTGATGTATATTTAGGATGCTTTCCAAATTGAATATCGAGTATATCATAAAGCGAAACATATCTTGCTGAACTAAGGAATGGTAATTTCTTTAGTATATAAACAAAGCAAGATTTGACTGCATCGTTTTTTCCGACCAGCGTCATCACTTTGCCGCGCATATCATCGAATGTAAGATTTTTCCAGTCTAATAATTTTTCAATCTTTTTTATTTCGTTGGCTGTAAGTTCACTGCCAGTAATAGGAAATAATTCAAGATAGTGTCCGACAAACTTTTTACAGCTCAACTTTTGTTGTTCTGTAAGAGAATCTATTGTTTTTTGTTGTGCTTTTGCTTTAGGCTTTTTGACTTCCACATTGTCACTATTGGTGACGGCTGCTTTTTCTTTATCCATTGTTTGCTCCGATACAAAATAAGCCAGACACCTTCTGGCTTTTTAGATGCTTGTTTTCAATACAACAATTCTTTTTTTAGATCAAGCAGATATATTATTATTCAGCAATCCACTTTGTATTAAGAACTTCTACAACAGTATTCTTTGTGACATTCAGTGATTCACAAAGTTCATCGTTTGTATTCATAATAACAATAGGGATGTTTTCTGTATAGAAAGCTTTGATGTCTTTTTCAAGTTTTAGCTTTTCTTTTTTTAGTGTTTTGCCTTCGTCATCTATATTGTTAAAAGCAAGTTGCTTTTGTTCGATATTATTTAAGCACTGTTCGAGCGTGTTGTGCTTTTCAATCAATTCAGAAATTCTTGATTTGTCTGCATCCGAGATACAGACGTTCTTTGTTTGTTCTAAAACAATGTTAATATTATCGGCCTGCGATTGCAAAGACTCAATTTTTCTTATTGTTAAGTCAAGCGATGATATTTTTCTCAAGTATTCATCTAATAATTCATAATTGAAATTTAATTTTTCAATATCCGAAAGCGTCGTTTCAAGTGCATTTATTTTCTTTGACATTACTTCGACAGCATTTTGCTTTTCTGTTATTTTATTTAGTAATGTTTCAAGATTAGAAATACATTCTTCTTTTTTATTGAATTTATTAAGTGTTTCGCTCAAATCAGCTATTTCTTTTTCATGTTCAAGAATTTGTGAAGATGTCAATATCATTTTTTTGAGCGAATTGACTGTTTCTTCTTTTGATTTGCGCTGTGTCTGCAATTCCTTTAAATCATCAGTGATTGCAGATTCCACGTCTTTTAGATTAACTGCATTCTGAGTCACAGTAAGAAATTCAAAAATCTTAGATGGCGATTCATCAATGAGAAAAGGCTTTGCAAATTGTGGCAAAAAATTTGGACGTATTGATACGCCGCCAGCTTTAATCTCTTTTATACCAAAGGCATCTAAAACCTTTTGCACAGGCGTTTGCCCGACTTTCTGTATTGTGTCGCCGTCAACCTGATAGAGAGTTTTGAACGAAGATTTAATATTGCGTATACGCTTTAGTTCATGTCCACCATACTCAATATTTATTTCTGCTGCGTTCTCGCCCTGAGTAATGACAGCATCACCAGAAGTATTAAAGATTGCACCTTCAATGCCTCGTAAAACAGTGGATTTGCCAGAACCACTTTCGCCGCGAATAACGTTTAATCCTGACAGAAATTCGATGTTCGCTTTGCGAACAATTCCATAATTTTTTACTGATATTTTCATGATTTTTTTCTCTCACATCCAGACGGTGTAATGACGCTTTGTGTACCACTTAATTTCTTTGTATGTCACATTCTCCATGCGCTCATCATATTCAAGGAAGCCCATGGCAACGTCGTAAACCATTCGCTCTACCTCATCTTTAAGCACAGCCATGATTACATTAAGCGACGTGATGCGCTTTTCTGCATCAGGATCATCCTTGTGTAAGTCTGGGTGCATTTCCATCGCGAGCTTTCGATATGCTTTTTTGATCTCGGATATGTCAGCATCTGGGGTGACACCGAGTGCATCGTAATAGTTGGTCACTCGCTTTAATTTCGGCTGTGAGCTTGTTCCCTTTGGTGGACGCCCACGACGTTTTTTTGTGCTTTCTTTTGACGCAGAATCATCTGTATTGCAATTTTCTGCTGTGTCTTGTGTAGTCTGCTGCTGATCTTTGCGAGGTCTGCCACGGCGCTTTTTTGGCTGTTCTTCGGCTTTGGCATCACTATCTTCTGTTGTTGCTTCTGCCTGCTGATTTTCAACATCACATTGCTGTGATTGTTCTTTTCGAGGCCGTCCACGCCTGCGTTTTTGCTGTTCTGCGTTATCAGATTCAGATTCACAGTTTTCTTCTGCATCTGTATTCACAGACTCATCTTGAGTTTGTTGTTGTTCAGACTTTCGAGGACGCCCGCGCTTGCGCTTTGGTTGATCGCTGTCACAGGATGTGTCTTCATTCGATTCGCATTCGTTGCATGTTTCTTGTGATTTTTTAGGTCTGCCACGCCTACGTTTTTGCTGTTCTTCTGCATTTTCGCCAACGTCAGAACATTCTTCTGCATCGGCAGTATCTTGTGTTTGTGATGACTTCCGAGGTTTTGCTGAGAAGCTAACGAATCCGCAGAACCCCTCATCTACTAGGTACTTGCAAAAAGATTTAACATACGAACATACAGATTCGGCAGTGTTAAATGGTTTTTTCGCATATAAATGTGCGATATACTCATTCATGCTGTCTTGATCTAAAATCCGACAATCATGTGCAAATTGCCATTCCATAAATTCAATGAGCGATGGAATGCGCTGCTGCAAGAACTGGATTTCTGTGTGCCGTTCCATGTAATCGACTAGCAGGTAAATTGCATTATTTTTGCAGAACGGGAAATTGAGACGTTTGACGATCTTTGTGTCAATGAGCATTGATACACTCCATGTGTCATCGTAGGTTAGTTCGCTGTCCAACAACGAGCATCTTTGTTAAGCTAACACGATTTTGCTTTTTTTGCAAAGACTTTATGCGAGTTTAGCCAGTATGAAGGCTGGCTATTTCTTTGACTGTTTTCATGTTTCACATCATGCGATAAATTAGATTCTCGAATATTGTGCTGGGCACTAATTCAATTCCGTTATTATCTCGTGAGATGACAATTCCTTTTTCTTTGGATGACATTGTGAAAAGTTCCGTATTTAATGTTTTTAGCCCTTCGAGAGACAGAAGATTTACAAAAGAGCAATCATCGACGAACCAAATGCAAGCGTTACTGAGTAACAGCGCTCTTTTGTCATTCCTGCTGACTTCAAGGATGATGTCTATCTTTGCTGTTTTCCTGAAATGGTCTAAATCATCAAAAAAGTCGTCGAACGAATGATCGCTTGTGAGTGATTGGACTTGAACAGTCGCTTTTTCTGAGTCCAAGATATAAAATTCGTTCTTGTATGTGTAGCAAAGTGTTCTCTCATCATCTTTGCTTTCTCTCTCCGTTCCGTCCCAAAGTGTTCTCAACGAATCACCAGTATAAGTCTTGCCATCAAATTTCATCGTTATTGAGTCAAAGACTTCTGGATTAAATGATACCTCTGGCGTGAATGACTCGAATCCACGTTTTGTCACTTTAACGATTCTGTGTATTGGTGGCAGCACATCATGTCGATACGATACAAGAATATAATCGTTGTCAATCTTTTTGATATAGGAATCATAACCAAATGGTAGATTAGGGCTTGCAAGTTGATAATACTGCGATAGCGAAAAATCATCGTTGACATCCTTAACGTTTCTCAACGATTGGAACATGTTGAAGAAAAGTCTGCGAGCCATGAGCGGTTTAAACTCTGCCAAATAAGCATCAGTCCTGACCTTTTCATGGCAGAAGATCTCTATTGCTGTTGGTTCTGTCACAATGTAAGCCATGATCAGATCATTTGCATCTGCAAGCGCGCAAAGTTTAACGAGGTCTTTACGCGTTACTTTGCTTCGGTCAAGTCCATGCTGAATCATCTGTTCGCAGAAAGCCTCAAGACGTGGATGCAAAATGTTGTCTGATTTATTTACGTTCAATAACTCTTTTGCAGGAAAAGGATCGTTCCATTCTACACGCACTGTCTTTAGGTTTAGCTCTTTTTTTACTTCGGCAATTGATTTGGCAAACATCTCTATGTCTCCTTTTGTTGGCTGACTGCGACATTGCAATCAGCCGTGTATTTGTGTTAGTTTATCATCACTTTGCGTTTGTAATGATGAATCTGAAATGAGCAACCATGTATTCGCTATCGGCAGCAGCTAGTATTGACCTAGCATGAACTTTGTTTAAACCTGATGTGATTATGGTGTCGAACAGTTTTGGATCTCTTGAGATGTAAGAGAACTTGCAATTAGTAGAAAAACCCTTCTTGTTGAGTTTATCTGCAAGAGCAAAAACTTTGCTATCAAACGCTTGTTCAGCTTCTTCGAGCATAGTCTCAATAAATTTTTCCTTGCCCATCTTTAAGAAATTTTTTGATTGACGAGTAAATCTCTCAAGTTTTTCAACATCTTTTCGCATTGGATTTGTTTGAGCAATGTAAGCATCAAGATCAGCAGAATTTAGACGACCGCATGTATCCCTTTTTTCTTTGCAGCAATTTTGGATGCTTTTCTTTAATGCCTTAATCTTTGCTTGTGATGCAGATATTTTGTCAGGAAGTCTGTCAAATGCATAGTCAGCATTTGATTTTACAAGATCAAGATAGTTGACCTTAAATGCTGCTGTTTGTGATTTGACAACTTCGAGAAGCTGATTGAATTTGCTGTTTTGTTCTTTTGTTAAGCGTGCCATGTTAGCCTCCGTTAGCTGTGCAGTTGCGACATTGCAACTGCTTTATGCGTATTACTTAGCACACGATAGTCTAGTTGTCAATAAAAAAATTGACACATGCGTTAAATTTTTTTGACAGTCTCAAAAAGCGTGTCTAAGCAGACCGAGATGATTGAGAGTGCAACATCGAATCCAGTCTGTGTAAACAGCACGAATGCGGCGACGGCAAACATGATGGCGAAAGCGATAGTGTTAGCGTTAAATTTCATGTCATAAATCCTTATTATGTGACAGCCAACGTCATTGCTGGCTTATGTGCCCACACTAACACAGATTTTTTTGTTGTCAAAATTTCGATGTTTGTATTGGCGACCAACAGCTTCACACAGTTTGTTTGCCTCTGCACATCAGTATGTCAATTTGTAGTTGACATGATGGCAGTTTTGTGTTATCGTTTTTAGTAGCTGACAAGGAAGTCTAACTTATACGCAAATTTTCTCTAAAAAATGACTGTCCATTTGTCATGATAATGATGTTGATAATTTTTCGGAGGGTAAATTTATGTCTGATTTTTGTGAAAATTTTAAGTTGAGATTTCTCGCATCGGGAATATCTCAAAGAGAATTAGCCATTAAAGCAAATATTTCAGAAGCATCAATATGTCGATATTTAAATGGGGAGCGTTCACCGTCTGAAAGCAATCAAAAGGCTTTGATGACTGCATTGGGGTACAACGAAGAAACATTCTTTAACGGCGATCCTGTTGATATTAAACAGGCTAGGTTTAAGGATTTAAAGTATTCTGATATTGATTACATTATCAGATATAAATTAAAATCACTTTCAAAAGAAGAAAGGAAAGCACTTATTGAGGTTTTGAGCGCTTAATTATTTTTTTTGCGATAGTACATTGTTCCATTCTCGAACTTGAACTATCGCCACATTTCTATCTAATAATAACTTTAGAAATTTTCTTTTGTTATTGTTTCAATAAGGAAAACAACGATGATAGAACGATATATGACTGGGAAACAGTCACCAAAGAAACAGTCTGAATCTCGCGTGAAAGCGAATGAAGATGTAAAACGCATTTGTGCAAAAAGTAGAACGTTAAAGAATGAAGATGTTTCGGACTCAACACCAGAGGTTGGGTCTGAATTGGCAGAGGTTTTGTTTGGTAAAGTGTTTGGTGGGAATCCTGAGACGGGGGAAGTGCCTGGTGCGCGGCCAATGACTGAAAAAGAGTTCTGCCAGTTCGCTTACAAAGCACTTCGCCGCATGGTTCAAGACAAAGAAGAATTTGACAAACAGTTTAATATGAAAGAATTATTTGGAGAAGATGAATCTAAATAATTTATAATAATAGGTGGTGGCCGCTATGATATTCACTAATGAAGATGGGCACATTGTAGTTAAGCCTAATTATTTTGAATGTAGAAATTTATTCTTTGAGGGGCAGCCAGTAGATAAAGAAGCTCTAATAAATTTGCTAAAGACAAAAAAACCGCAGCAATTAGTTCAATATTTATCGACAGACGCTCTCAGAGGACTTGAAGTAAATACACCTGCATGGATTGATTGGCGTGAAAGCCTTAATGATTTAAAAACAGCAGAGGCGTTGTCTGGCACTCAAGTTGATTCAAATATAAGTGCATTAAAGGCTTCTGTGTTAAAAGATAACACTGATGATTTGCTTGACAGCGATCAAGTTCAGGATTTACTTTGTGAAATAACGCGCAATTTCATAACAAATATTAAAAGAGAATTTGGTGACATTCTTGTTGCTTTCTCAAACAGGCTTATCAGCATATTTGAAATACTTGGTTATGAAGATCCAGAACTAGGTGTCAATGTGATGATTCGCGACAACTCATATTATGTTTGTGAAGCATTGATTAATCAAATCGGTCAATATACTGCAAAAACACCTGACGTTTATACAATGGAAATTAAGCGCAAAGAGCGTGATAAAAAGCAAGGTAGGAAAGCAACTTTTGGTGTCAGTGAAAGACTTCAAACAAAAATAAAAAAAGTATTTAAGGATGAGGTCGTGCTAAATCCAGAAGAAGCGTTCTATATTGATGATGACGATAAAGAAGTTGAGGATATTACACGCGAATTGCTATTGAGCGATCTTGTAAAAATAAATCAGGCAGAAGCAACAGAAGATACAAATAAAAATCTTTGGACTGTGACTTCTGGATTCAGACTTCAGAAAGGTGCTGCATATAATACATTCACTTTTGGCTTAAAGATTCATAAGATTGATGAAAACAGCTTTGATGCGACATATTTTATGTATTTAGACAAGCATACAAAGAATGCGCCTAAAAGCCAATTGCCGAAAGATCCAAAACCAAAAGCATCGAGATCAAGAAAGAAATAAAAATAATAAATGGTGGCAACTATGATTATAAATCGTAAAAAGATATTGGAATCATTAAGACTATTTGAAGCAAAGTCGAATCAGGATTTCTTATTCTTTGTTGTTAAATGGTTTTCTGAAAATGAAAATAATTGGCAAGACGAATGGGAATATGTCGGATGTTATGCAAGTCAAGCACAGTGCATCTGCGGAAAAGAAGATTTAGCTACTGTTTTTATTATACAAAACAAGATTAACAAAACAATATTATCCCCTGTTGGTTCTGTATGTATAAAAAACTTTGGCAAATCAATGGGCACACCAGCAATCTTACAAAACCTTAAAAAAGGTTTGGTGGATTATTTGTCAAGAAGCACTATTTTCTTTAAAAGAAATATAGCTGCGACAGCAGATTTTTTCACAAAAGAAAATATAAATACATTTCTTGAATTTGGTTTGTTGACACCAGAAGAAGTTGATATTTGCGTTCATGCTTTGGATAAGCGTAATGCTACTGTCGATTTGTTCCAAAAAGGTGCTAGTATAATTATAAATAAAGTTATACAGCCGTTAAAAAAATCATTAAATGAAGAAGTTGAAAACTCTAAAGCACCTGCAAACTCTATTTATTTCACACAAGACCAGCGAGAGGTAATGCAGTTCATTTATGATAATTTCTATAAAGGTAAAATGATGTCAGCAAAAGATTCGCGGAAAGCAATTGAAAAACTGTTCCCGAAAAACATGCTTAATACGCCATGAACTAAAATAATAATTATTTTTTTATTCAAAAAAAAAGCCTAGTATAATTGCTAGGCTTTTTGTGTTTGTGCTTTCCGTTTTGTTGCAACGAAAAATTGTGATTACATTTCGTCGAAATAGAAATCACCAGCGAGTTCAAGTTTGTCTTCGTCATCCCATGAACGAGATACTAAAGCCCACTCGTCACCAGGCTCGCCATCGATCCAAAAGATTTCAAGATACTCATCATCCTCAAGATCGTACATATCACAGAACTCATCAACACTATGGTTATTTACCTCAAGTGCAAAACCAAGTTTCCTTGCATCTTTTTCGATCTCTTTAAGAACTTTGCGTACATCGCTCATTCTTTCGAGTTCAAGGTCTTGATGCTTTCTGCAAATGTCATCTAAACGCTCGCCAATTTCACGGTCATCAGATGACATACCCTCAAATTTGCGAGATGGACGAATTAATCTTGCTGGTCTGCGTGATTCAATTTTTTTTGAATCAAACTTACGATTAGTTTTTCTTACATGCTTAATCATAGATCCCTCCATCTATTATTAGCGAGCGCGGCGTGAACGACGAATGCGATCAACTAAGCTTTCATGTTTAATCTGTTTCTTTGCATTCTCACGACGTTCTTCAATCTTACGACGGATTGCATCACGACGTTCTCTGGATTCTTTCATGGCTTCACGACGAGCAGCAAGACGTTCCATTCTACGTTTAGCTTCTGCACGTTCACGGGCGTTACGAATGGCTTCACGGCGAGCTTCAGCACGTTTCATTTCTGCACGACGGTCGCAATCTCTGCCATCACATTCTTCTGAACGATTCTCTTTGCGACGGAGATTTCCGATTCTGCCTTTACCACATTCGCGTTTGCCGCACTCACCACGACGCATTGCTTCACGGCGCTCTTTTGCTTTCTGCATAATCATACGATGAGCTTCTTCACGACGTTTGTCACATTCTTTTTTCTTGCAATCTTCGCCATCTTTGCACTCATCACCTTCACAGGATTTCTTTTCTGCACGGGCAGCTTCTGCTTTCTTGAGAATATTCTCAAGACGTTCATTTCTTTTTTCAGGTTTCATATTGAAATTTTCCTTTAATGTTTCAAGTTTCTGAGTATTAGTAGCCTCATTAACAGGCTTGTTAGCTTCTTTTTTAGCCTTTAGAGCTTCGGTAACTTTCTGCAAACGGTTATCTTTGATTTCAGCTTGCTTGTCTGAAAGTTTAGTCTTTTTGCTTTCTTTGAGTGCCTGACGGAAAGATTTGCTTTCGGTCTTTGTGCTTTCTTTCATAATATTGATAATAGTGCCGAGTGTATCCATAATGAACTCCTATATGGTTATGGTAAAAAAAGGAATTAACCTAAAACTTTGATAAGAATACCGATAAGATCGTCAAGTGAAACATCCTCAAGCGATGTGGCGACAGCTTCACCATCAGAGTTTTCCATGCCTAAAAATTCACCATTAACGGTGTTTGCAAAAATATTTATTTCCATTTCAGCGGAAGCGTCTGAATTGCGATGTGACAATTCAATCTTAATGATACCGCTAGAAAGTAAAGCAGTCGTATCGAAAGCAACATTTATATTTGAATCCTCAAGCTTTCTGAAAAGAGGTTCGACAACTTCTTTAAAGAAGCGTTCATAAACGCCACTTAATGTTTCGCGTTCTGCATCCAATTCTTCTTTTATGGCTGCATAAGCACCCATTGTTTCGCCTTCAGAAACAGCTTCTTCTTCGGCAGGTTCTTCATCTGCGTCTGCTTCACCTGCCTCATCTGCTTCTGCATCATCGCCACCAGCATCTTCTGCATCTGCTTCGGCCTCAACATCCTCTGGTGCATCGACATCAGCATCATCTGCCTCTGCGTCATCGCCGCCACCGACGCCCCAATCAATATCATCACCTTCCGCTTCATTAAAGCTGCTTCTCATGAGAAATGCAGTTGCATCATCCAGCGAAAAAGATTCTGATTCTGTTTTGGCATTGTTAATTAAACCATTTGTTGTAGATGCAGAATCAAAAAGACTGCCAATCACATCACAATCAAATCCTTCCATAAAACCCTCTCCAATATAGGGAAATTATATTTTAATTTCCCATTTGTCGATAATGTATTTTGGTAAACCTTTAACTCTTTTCTCAATTTCTTCTGCAAGTTTCTTAGGCTTGCTTTGTGCCAATATTTGTTTAGATAGAATCTTATTATTTAATAGATAATCAACAATAGACTTAACATTGAAGTATCTGTCCTTGTAATATTCAGCGACAGTCTTTAAATCTACAATTGTTTTTTTTGCTTTTTTCAATTCGTTCGACAGTTCATTTAATTCCTGATTATTATTGGAATTTGTATTTATATCTGTTTTTTGTTTTGTCGGTTTGTAATCAGTTCTGTTTTGTTCATACCAAATTGAGAACTTATATTTATTTAGATATTCAGCTCTAATTTTTTTTAATTTATCTATTAGTTCGTTTTTTTCTTTTTCTGGTGGCTCATAATTATATGATTCGTCTATTTCTTTGTCAGATGCAAAGACATAATCAAAGTTATATCTGCACCAGTATGAATTTGCTCGCTGCCATTTATCAATAGTGAATCGCTTTAATTCTTCATCGCACGCACCAGTTTTTTCTTTTACATAGTCTAACAGTAGATTGTATCTTTGCTCCAATTGAATGTAGTCAGCTAGGTAAACCAGTTCTTTTGATAAGGTAAAATTTGTTGTGTCGATTGTTCGAGTTAAAGGTATATAGTCTTGCTTGAGTTCTGAATAATCTTTTGACATTGTGCTTTCTCGCTTTGTTATGGCAATTTTTTGCTTGCCAGTTTATGCTAATCGTGGTAAATATCACCATTGTTTTGGCAACGCAACCAAAACATTTCAGAACAAGCATGTTTGCTTGTGAACACACAACACACAAAAAAGGAGAAAATCACATGGCAACGACATCATCATTTTCTTTTTCGGAATTCAATGCTTACAACAAATGCCCACTTCTTTGGGATAATGTTTATCGCAAAAAGAACACAGTAACCAAACCAATAAGTTACCGTGAACTCGCTTTTAAATATAAGAGCATGGACATTAACGTCGTTGGATATGAAGACGTTTATGCGAAAGCTATGGCAATTCGTCAATACATGGATGAGATTAAAAGTGATACTATATTTGTATTAGGAAATTTCTATGTTAAAGATGACAGTGTTATGTCTTTGCTTGAAAATAATAAATTATCATTCATTGACGGAGAGGCAGAGATGACACTTCCTATTCCAGAAGTGTATTGTAAAAAGAATAACAACAAAGAAAAAATTATATTGACGACAATAATAACAAGTTCATCTACGAGCAAGCCTACACAGAATACGCTTGCACACTTTCAACGTATGGCTTTAGTTGATGCGTTTAATAATTTAAGCTGCGATGTAGAGGCAAAAGATGTTAAAATTGCAATAAGAATTATTAAGACGGCCTCATTGAAAATGAAAAAGGCAGAAACGGATGAGGAATTTGAAGCCCGCCGTGCTGAACTTATAAAGAAATCAAAGACAGGCACTTCAAAAGCACAAAAGCAATTAGGTGAAACACCATCTGAATTCTTTAATCGTTATAAAGCTGCAATAACACATTCGTTTGAAATGGAAGATGAGTATTTTCTGAAATCGGAAACACAGCTTATCAATAAATTAAAATGCTTTGTACGAGACAGAACCAGCGATAGTCCTCTCGCTTTCAATGATTATTATTGCCCATATTGTGATTATAACAAGGGAGGCGTTTGTAAAAGTATGCTTGGAATGTCTGACACAGATACAACTGAATGTGGAAATGTTTCTATAACAGCAAACGACTAAAAGGAATCAATATGCTTTACTTCGGAGCTTATAAAGTAAACGACTATAAGAATATCAGTTCAATTCCAGACGTGCTAACTCATGAAACAACAAAAAACAATGGAATTGTATTTGTTGTTTCCGATACTTTGTTTACAAATAACAACAACGAAGTTTCACAAGATTTTTTTGCGTCAGCGAAATCGTTTATAGAAAAACTTGGCAGACAAGTGCGAGTTCATAATAATGTTGAAGCTATTGTTCTGAATGGCAATATGTTTAGGAATATGTCATCAAAGAATAATACACAGATTTTTGATTCAACAATGTGGAGTTGTTCTTTTTTGCGTGCCATTTATATGACAGCGGGAACAGTCCATTGTGGTGAGAAGCCAGTTCCAATTTATTATGTTCGCGGAAATGAAGATTGTTACATGTCTATACCAAATTTAACATCGGATCTTCGTGGCGCAATCAAAATTTGCAATGCTGTTATTATTGGCGATGCCTTGTTTATTCATGGACATAACAATTTGCCATTTAAGGAACAAACAGAATCAGACATTCATGCAAATAATATTGAAAGCAGAAAACTTCAAGAATTAGAAGCAGAAAGCATATTTGAACAAACAGGATTTAATGTTGTTATGTCAAATTCTATTCTTGACGTATATGCAGGAAAGCACTTTATAAGCACTGGATGTTTTGAAAAAACTAGGGGAACAGCAATAAACCTTAGTGATTTTTCAATATCCATGCTGACACACGGCGTCGGCTAGGAGGCTCTATGACGAAACAAAATCCAATGTCTTTTTCTGAATTCTTTGATATTCTTTATCAGAAAAACGAAGAAATAAAGAGGGAACTCGAAGATATAATTATAACATCAATTGACGAACTTCCTTCATTAAATGAAATAAAGAACGCAGACAAAAGATATAAGGCATACAAAAAAGCAACTGATATAAATATGCGTGTATGTCAGTTATTATCGAATTCTTATTTTACAAAAGAGGCAGTCAGCAAGGCAAAATATAAAGTAGCAAAAGACAGCGCAACGCCAACGAAGCTGATAAATCAATATAAAATGGATTTAGATGCACTCATTGAATCCATAGATGGTGTTATCTTGGCAACAAAATCATTTAAAGAGGGAGTCGATAAGCAACTGCAATTTTATAATTCTGCTTGCTATATGTTCGGCGGCATTCTTGAGGTTAAAAGCCCCATTTAGGAGATCGTTATGCTAGAGAATTTCGGAAACAAAACAATATTAGAAATAGAAAGCGCAGTCGAGTTTTGTGTGTCTGAAATCTTGAAACACAAATCTTCTTATATAGACAAGAAATCAAGGTTGTTCTTTGAATCTTTGCGATCTAAAAAAGACAATATGCAAAAAATAATTGATGGCATGAATATTCAAGACAAAAACGTTAAACTGTCAGAGGTAAAGAATAACGATGGTGTTGAAATTAATTACACTTCGCTAAAAGACTGGCTGTTTGAATTCATGTTTTTTCTCATCCGAACTAAAAATACATTCAAAGGTAGTTTCGGAGATATATTGACTGAACAAATAAAAATTCTAAACAAAATTTGCGACTAAAAAAAAGCCACCAAAACGGTGGCTTTTTTCATAGTAATGATTGATTCTTAGCTTCTATAAAAGTTAAATAAAAAATCTCATTTAATTTTCTAATCTTTGTCTGGTTTGGAACGTGAGTGTTTTTATATGACAGTCTGAGGCCGACAGAACCAGTTATGAAATACCAATCCTCAAGTGTTGAATCCAATAGATTCTTTATTTCATTTATTTTGTCTTGTGATTTGCATATTTCTTTTAAGCAGAAATCAACCGTTGATTTAAGGTCGGCTGTTTTTTTTTGAATCCACATATTCAAAGATAAACTCAAAACTCTATCCAATTCTTCAATGGCTGTCATAAGCTCTCCCTACTAATCGACACATCCTAGGCAATATCGCAAGATTGATTCTTGTTTGGTTTCATCACCTTCTGCATTTTCGTCATCGCTTTGTTCTGCATTTTCTTCTGAATTATTGTTGTTATCTTCGCCGAGTTTTTTACCAACCAGTTTTTCGATAATTTGCTTTAATTCATTTGGTGCTTTGGCTAAATCTTTTTCGATATTGCTTTTGTTTAAAGTTAAAGGCTTATTGCTTTGTAAAACAAAGTAACCCTCTTTATCTTTACCAGAAAAGACAGTTAAAGTATATATTTTACTTCCGTCTTTTACAACATGCGTGTCGATTTTCGCAGACATTCCGCCAGCTTTCTTTTGTGCAAATTTATTTGCAACTTGCTCGTTGTTTTCTGTCATTATTTTTTTGCAGGTGATTTTCCCATCTGCATATTCGCATACATATAGTTTGCTCATACTTTAATGCCTTAACCGAATTTTTCACCGTTATAATTCAATGACACAGATGATGTAATTCCGTTTTGCAAAGTGAATACAATTTGGAATGTGATTTGTCTTGCGGTTTTATCGACGATAGCTTTAATGGATGACACTATAACACCATCCATGCTATTTGCGATAGCTTCTCGTATATATAGTGACGCCAAATCAATCAAAATTTGATCAAGTGGATAGTATTCAAGTTTATGAAGTTTCGAGCCGAAATGAGGTAGATTTGGCCGTGTGCCAGCTTTTGTAAGAAGAACATTTCTGATATTATAAGCTGCTTTGTCTGTGTCAGACCTGAATTTATTTTTCATATTCAGGCTATAAACAACGCCATCTGCCATAATAACTCCTGTCTACCACCCCCAAGGATTGTCGATATATACATAAGCATCAACAACATCCTTTGCATATTTCATCAAATAATGCTGTATTGCTTTAACCAAACAGACAAGATCATATAAGCTATAATCGTATTCAATGCCACAAAAATCAATATAACCGAGTTCAAGTTCAAGTGTCAGCATCAATTCACCACATAGAATTGTGATAACACGCAGCCCTCTTATATTGACATAATAATCTATCTTTGCAAACGGCAAATCTTGTTCGAGCTTTTCAATCAAAAAGAATGAAACGAGGTCGTATGATTCAAAAATTGATTCGTCCTCATCGAAGAATCTGCTTTTTGTTAAATTTACATTTGGATCTATATACATAGTTGTGACCTAGGAAAAGAATTGTTGTTTGCTTTGTTTAGAAAGCCACGGTTTCCCGTGGCTATTAAATTATGATTTTGAAATTGTTAATTCTTCACTGGTATATTCATCAACAGAAATAGTTGCTGTTATATCTGTGCCAGCTTGAATGCTTGTATTAAGCAATTCATCATCACCTGTTGCTAAGATTTCGAGTGTAGAGCCAGTGCTTGTTCTTGTTACTGGTGCTTCCTCGTCAACCTTTATTGACCATTGATATTCTTTTGTTTCATCAAGATTTTCACCAGTCAATGAAAGTGTTATTTTTTGTTCTGCATCAATAGCATATGTAACACCTGTTATAGAGATTTCTTTTTCATCATCATCACCGCTGTCGTCGCCGCCATCTTCACTTTCTTCTAAAGCATCAATGGCGTGCTGGAGCTGTGCTTTGAGTTTGTTCTCATCTACAATCTTTTTTAAAGATTCAGGTGTTTCAAGTGTGTTGAGTGTAAAAATACCAGTTGTTGTGACGCCACCCCAAGTATCATTGTCAGTTGGATCATTTAAGCAATAGAACTCATCGGTATCAAAGAATAATGGGCAATCTTTCTTTTTTCCATCACATTCGACAGTTTTTGTGTCAACAACAGTATATTGAGTAGCACCTTTTTTAGCGCACTCCTTGTTGCGGCCTTCTACTAGCATCTGATATGTGCTATCTTTAAATAAATCTTTTTTTAGAGAATTATACTTATCTTGCATAACGGTAACTCCTTATGGCTTGAACAAATAATGAATTTCAACAAAGAATAAAAATGCTATAAAGCAAATTCAACTATTTCTATCTATAGATAGAAATGCCGCTACGGTTATTCTTTTCATTTTTGGAGAGTTTATTATGTCTGAAATTTCAGTTATTCTTGAAAATATTATTGGTGAAATAGACGCAATAAAACTTTATGACAACGCAATAGAACAATCCAGTGATGCGCATGTTATTGAAGTTTTGAAATCAATCAGGGATGAGGAACGCGTTCATATTGGCGAACTCATGTATCTTGCACTCGAAATTGATCCAGAAATGGCATCAAAATTCATTGATGGATGTCAGGAAGCACAAGAACTTATTGATGATGTGAACGATACATTAAAGCAAGATCTTGACCCAGACGAGGATCAATTCGTTGATGATGAGCCAGTTCTATCTATTGCTGATTAATAGGTGCTATTATGCCAAATAGAAAGTCTCTGTTGACAAATTCATTAGTCAAAAAAGATAAAGCTGAAAGGCAAAAGGGCGTCCGTTACCTAGGGTTTGACGGTGTAAACACTTTTTCTTTTTCGATTAAATCAGAGACGCGGGAACACACGTTCCATCACATCAAGCTAGAATTGACCGAGCTTTATGAAGCCATGTTAGATTTGGTTGATGTGAAAGGCATCACGGACATTGCCTTGATCAAGTCAGTCATAACTTATGCTATGACGCTTAGTATCAAGGTATATTGTTCGTGTGAAGATTTCCTATATTCAGGCACAAAGTATTGGAATTATAAAAACGGAAGTGGAATTGAAGAAGAAACAAGGCCACCGCAGCCGTGGAAACTCGCAAAACGCAGTCTTTTGTGTAAACACATAAGATATATATTACAGAATATATCACGATATACAAACGTTATGGCTCGCTCTGTATCTAAAGCATATGAGAAAGAATGGATGGAGTATGCAGCCGAACAGGAAGCAGCCGAGCTTGTAAAAATTGCGGATGAAATCGAAAACATAGAAGACACAAAGAAAAAATCGAAATCGTCCAAAACTAAACAAGCAAAAACTCCGACAACAAAAGCAACAAAAAGCAAAAAAAATATAAGCAAATAGCACTTTTTTGTTGACAACCGCACGACACATGCTTAAACAAAGCATTATCGAATCAGCATAGTGCGATTCGTAGAAAATACAACGCTTTTGTGGAGCAAAAAAAATGACAAAGAAAGAATTGTTAAAGCAGATCGAAGACTTAGCAAACAGTAATGGTGCAAATGTCAGTGGAAAACAGACAGAAAAGTTGTTCAACGCTGTTGTCGAATGCGTGCGTAAAGGGACTGTCACCGAAGGTAAACTTGCTATTGCTGATTTAGGATCATTCGTCGTCAAAACGCGTGCCGCCCGCAAGGGTCACAATCCTAAGACTGGTGAAGCCATTGATATTCCTGAAATGAAAAGTGTTAGCTTTAAGCCAGCTAAATCTTTCAAAGACCTTGCAAAATAATTTAGCTTTGGAAAGATAAAAAAAGAGAGGCATGGTAGCCTCTCTTTTTTTATATATGCCCACCTGCTTGTCAGAGCATAATATTATATGCGGCGTTTCATTCTGCTTACATAACGACGCAGGCTTTCTTTTTTGTTTGATTTGAGCTGGGCATCGATCATATCAATGATGCTTTCGCCGAGTTTGTCAAATTCGTGTTTATCGACTTCGACATTAACAGTTTTCTTTTTGCCGTTATCATCTGTCAATTCAGCGCTGTCTTTTTTGTAGTTAAGCTGGATTGAGATGCTTTCTGTATCACCTTTTTTCGGGAATACGGTGACAACAGCAACGCCGTTGTCGGTAACAAGTGTTTCAACTTGTCCACCTTCATAATATTTTTCAAGCATCTTATCGACATTTTCCATGATGTCTGTAAAACCACCACTAAAATCTGTCTTAACTGTCTCGTATTTACGAGTAATTCTGTGAGGGATTTTTCTCATAATTTTCTCCAAAAAAATATAATGACAGAACAAACCAAATTAGTTGTAGATAATATAACCATCTTTAAATATTTTTGAAATAGGTGGATATTTCAATTCTCGTCCGAACCATAAATCATCCATATTCTCAAGACGGTTTCGTCTGGCAATAACCCAAGCATATAACGGATTGTTATAAACACGATTTGCAATCTTATCCAATCTATGCACTTCATCTTCTTGTACATAAGTTGTTAAGTCATCGTTTGATGGCATGAGGACAAAATCATCCTCAAGCATAAAAGTGTCATCACCAATGACATTGATTGGCTGTCTATAATATCGTGATATGGTTGAATTATCTGCCATAATGCAAAAACCTTATATGTGATTTATTACTTTGTTAAAACTGTCAATCGCACTTAATGCTCCATCCTTATATTCAGCATTTCTACGATTCAGTTTTCCATAAAGTTCATCAAGAATTTTTTTTGTTTCTAAAAAACCATTGATATAGGATGCTAAATCAATAATATCATCATCATCTATTCTTTTTGTTATGATAATTTCAGCTAAAGCATCCATTTTATCATCAATATTACCATTAAAACCATCATAATCAAGTTCATAGTCCGTTAGAAAATGACGCATAGCTGTATCAACATCATCATATTCAAATGGTGATTTATTCATATCAAATAATTCATCAATAGCTTTAATGATATTATTAGCAACTCTATATGATGCTTCGTATTTACTTTTAATCATAGTAATCTCCTAAATATTATTCCAAGCAAAGTTTATAGTCGAAATTTGTGATTTCATCGGCATCATACAAAAAGATAGCGATATCACCATTATCTTCATCTTGAAGACGCATAACGCAAGAATCATAAAATTCTTCGAGAGCATCGTCGCCTTTTGCAAGGATTTCTTCTTCCATTTCCTCATCAGAACAAGCCTCATCTGCATATCTTAAAACAAGATTATCGGCGTTTCTGATTTTGAAACAATGAAACACATCTTCCTCAAACTCATCCCAGTCAATATCATCGCCATCATAAGATAGCATCATATCACCATGCCGAAGTGATTTGAGTGATTCTTTCTTTTCAATATTATCAGATTTTTTCTTAGATTTCTTTCTACGTTCCCACATTTCGCTTTCTACATCACCATTCCCATTTATTTTAGCATCAGGAAGCATCAACGCAAGTGCATACTCATGATCTGCGGTTTTAGCTGTGTTTAAAGCACGAATTAACATACCAAGATTATCATGCCAATACATATACAATGCTTCCTGAATAAGATCGTTCATTGTTTCAAATGATGATGGTCTTTTATAATAAGAATCCAGTATTCTTTTATAAGCATTTTTATCTGTTATTAAATGAAAAACTGTATCCCAAGTATTGAGTCTAGTATCACCATCTAATTTTGCTTTTAAAGCAAGAGCGAGAGCTGCCTCATCTTCAGTAATTCCTAGAGGTTCATTTAAAAGAAATTCTTCAAAAGATTTTAGATCCTCACCTCTATGCTTATATGCCAATTTAGCAATTGGTTTTAGCATTAATCGTTCTGCTGATTCTGTAATCATTCTTTTATTTGCACTAAGTTTAATGCAAGATTCCCTCATGCCGCTTAGATGTTTTTCTGCTTCTGTTTCGATAGCATCACGCTCTGCTGGCATCAGATTATGACCTGCTTTTTTCATAACTTTATCAATGGCTTTTCTTAATGATTCTTTATCAGTGATTTTTGTCTTAACATTATAAGCACCATAATTGCCACCACCGAGCAATAATTCGATATCACCACCTGTATATAGGATGTTTATGCGCTCGCCATCACGGGTTTTTGTATCAATGCGTCCGCCCATCTCTTTAATATTTTTCTTTTCTAATTTTCTATTTTTTAGACTTCTAATATTTCTCATAGTGCTTTCACCTTTTTTGTTTGCCCAATACGCACGAAGTGCTGCTTGCGCATCTGATTTCGTATCATACTCAGCATCCCAGTATTTTTGTTTTTTGCCTTTTATTCTCCACTTATTCCCTACTTTAACAATAACATCTGTTCTCTCTTTTTCGGCTTCAACAAAACGGCTTCTAACAAGATGTCTGTCGTTTTTTTTGATCATTGGCTTTCTCCAATTCTGATAGGATCATTCTTTCTTAAAACTCTTTGATTTGTTGACCCAGCCCAGTGATAATTGACATCTTTGAGTGATTCAACAAACTCACCATCTACTATGACATCAATATTAGATAGAATTGGCTTTATTTCATTAAATTCTTTTAATTCCTCATACGTATAGCCTGTATAAAGCCAAATACTTTTTGTAGGAAATTTGTTTTTTATTTCTTTTATCAATTCTGACACAGGCTGCCTATTGCTACAAAACAAAGGGTCGCCGCCGCTGAATGTTATTCCTGAACACCAGTTTTTGCTTAGTGCATCAAATAATTCTTGCTTTGTTTCATCTGTAAATGGTATCCCTGCGTTTTGATTGTGCGTCTCAGGGTTGAAGCATGACGGGCAAGCGTGACTGCATCCAGAAAGCCAAATTGTAACTCTTATTCCATCGCCATTGAGAAAGTCACAAGTCTTTAGTTTTACATAATTCATGTTGTATTCCTTTGTTTTAATGGCAACCATTTTATTATGGTTGCCATAATGTTCTTGAGTTACATGCTTACACGTTCTTTAAATTCAGACAATTTTCCATCTGAAAAGAATGATTTACCGCGAATCTTGCTTAGACCAGTATAACCATTCATACGCTCAATTCTTATTATATCACTAGAACCGCATTTAGGGCAAACATCGCTGTCAATAAATCTTTCTCCGCAATGCGGGCAAAAGTCGAGTTGGAAGTTTACGCCCTCATAGAAGCCTAGTTCCATGCCTCTTTTTACCAATGTTTTTATTGCATCGAAATTATACTGCAATGGATAGCGGCAATATTGAATGTTTCCACCAGTGCAAAGATGATACATGGGATATTCTATGTCTTGCTTTTCGATAGGGGTGATGTCGTCTCGGACGCAGCAATGGAATGAATTTGTTGTGTATTCATGGTCGGAAACATCTTTTACGATTCCGTATTTTTTACGGAATTGTTGGACTTGCTTTATGACCAAGCTCTCACCAGGCACGCCATACAGCGCATAAAGAATATTATCAATATTTTTATACTTCGCTATATAATCATTCATAAATTTTAGAATTGATATAGCAAATGAATTGTCTTCTGAGATTGATTTCCCAGTCTGTAATACACTCGCTTCATTTAATGCAATTACACCAAAGCTAATCGTCATCGGTCTTAGGAAATCTTCTCCAATTTCTTGGTCTGGATCTAGGTGGCCATTTAAGAATCCACCCTGACAGAATCCCAACGGATTGATGCCTGCTTTTTTGTGCGACAAATATTCAAATGTTTTCTTATGAATACCGCGAACAATATCCATATAATATTCTAACACTTCAAAAAAATCTCTATTTTCTTCTTTTGCTTTTGCAACGATCATTGGAAAATGCAAAGCAATTGCACCAAGATTTATACGTCCAACATAAACAGGCTCATCATTGTCATCGGCTGGTGTTATTCCACCTTTTACAAACCAAGGTGATAATTGGGCGCGACATCCCATGCGAGATATAGGTTTTTTGTATTTTTTATATATTTCACCCTGATAACCGCTGACTAATGAAATAAAATCAGGATACATTGATTTAGACGAACAATCAATAGCTTCATCGAACAGCCACTCTAATGGTTTGCCTTCGCCATGCAATTCTTCATCATAGAAAAAAGAGAGTTTTGGGAAAAGCACAGGTACTTTTACTTTTCCGCCCTGACCTTCTTTTCTGACTTTCATACAAGTTGAACTGAATAAAGTTTCCCATCGGCCAGTGCCTAGCCCAAACGTAATAGAAGTAAATGGATAATCGCCTCTGGCGCTATTTACGCTATTAAAGCGACATTCTAATTGTTGAACACCTTGCTCCATGTCTCTTTTTACTTTGTTGTACGCATATTTATCGGCTTTTTTGTCATCAACTTGTTCTCCATCACTTTCTTTTATTTCATTATATTCTTTTAAATAGTTTTGATATGATTTTTCTGCATATGGTGAAATCAATTTATCAAATTCACATACAGTAAGTCCGCCATATTGGAAAGATCCTGCGTTAAGCATAACATCTGCTATTACACCGAAAGCAACATCTAATGATTTTGGTTCTGTATATTCAATATTACCCATTAAAAATCCACCTTTTAAGACAGATTCTATGTCAAATAAGCTACAGTTTCCAGTAGGAATGCCTTTCTCTAAAAGAAAAGAATGATCTTCTTCTACATCTAAACACCATACGTTTGCTTTTGGATTTAATTTTATTTCTTCAATACGAGAAACGAACCAATTATTTCTTCCAGAATTACTATATAAACCATAATCAATGGATCGTTCTTTCCTAGTTCCATAGTTTGTTTTTTGACCGCTTAAATCTTTTATACGAGTAACATAATAACCTGATATGTTTAAAAAATCATACATCCAATCATTGTTATCACCAGATACATATACACCACCAAATGTAGATGAAGCGTTATAACATGTATTCCTATTACCATCTGCGCTTAAATACCCATCCATAAAAACAGATATTTTTTGAACATCCATTTTATAAGGTAATTTCTTTTCGTGTATATCATTCATATATACAAGCTTATCCTGACTATTTTTTACGTTTTTAACAGAATAACCTGATTGCTCAAATCTTTGAGCATATTCTATTTTTCTACCACACAATCTTATTTTCATTGTACGACAAAGTTTCCAGTTTTCACCATTTCCGCCATTACCTGTAACCGAACCATCAGCAAAACCAAAACCAAGACACCATATTTTTTTATCAGACAGTGATAATGAATCAAAATCTTTCATGGTTATGTCAGGCGTTTGTGTTAGCATATCGCCTACTTTTAACGTAGTAGTTACTGTCCCGTCTTTTAAAATCCAACGATGGTCTGGTGTGCAATCAACATAAGTTTCGTCACCAGAACCTCTTTTAAACCAAACTCTTTGTATTTTATGCCAAGGTAATTTTATGACGTGTGCTTTTCTCCATATACCTTTATGTGAAATAACTTCGATCTCATCACCTTCAGTAAAATCATAAAAAGATTTTACACCATTACTTGTTATAAAACGTGTACTTCTTTCAAAACAGTTTGTCGTGTCCAGCCTACTACCTTTATCATGTATATAAATATAACCATCCTCAGAAGCCTTGCGTTCTTCATCGTTTAAAAAGAATTTGTCATACAACAAAGAATTGAGTTCATTATAAACAATAGCTTTTTGTGTGGTAACGAGTGAACTATCAGCATTGGCGTTGCTTCTGTCAGATTCATTTTTGAGTGATAATTTTTTATTCCAGACTTTATCAAGGATGGCAGAAAAGTCTTTTTTGTAATTTCTATATTCACGATATGATTTTGCAACCATACCATTTACGAAGTCGAGTGCGCATTCAACCATGTTATGCACTTCATTTACGCTTACATTTGTATTACGTCTATCAATATCTTCTTTAACGCGTCTGACTACTTCATTCTTTTCATTATCAGTTAGATTTACGCAGCACCTTTTTGCGCTTTTTTCAATAGCATTTATAATTTTTGTTTCATCGAAATTTTGTAAAGACCCGTCTTTTTTAATAATCATGGTGAGAACTCCTTAAAATGACAAAAATGCCTAGCGTTTTGGCTAGGCGTAGAGACACTAATACCACTTTTTCGTTTTAGAATATATACAAAAATGTTTGCGGCATTATATGTGCGCTATGTAGCTATTAGATAGTTTGAGTTACATTTGTTATGCGAATATTATTCAAAAACAATATTATTTTGTTGAATAAAACTGTTATATTAGAATATAAAACGCAAACATTGCTTTGTGTTTGTTAAAAATTCTAATATATTTATCGTTTATAAAATTTAATATATCTTAATTTTTTCTGATTCTACATTTCCAGTATTTTATTCTTTCTCGCGATCCAAAGGTGTAAAAACTACCACTATATATCAAACCGAAATAAGAATAATCGTTGTAGTTTATTATGCTTTCTACATATCCGCATGTAAACATATTAAATGGTGATGATTCTAATGATTTATTATATTCAACCCAGTTGTTGTTTCCTGTTGTGTCACGTTCGGTAACAAAACCTGTTAGTGTATATGTGTATTCACTAGAATAACCAATTATGCCATTGCTTGGGTTTAATGTTGGATGATAAGTTATTACTGGCAATCCAAAATTTTTAATTTTTTGTAATTCTGCTGCTAAAATAAAAGAACCATATTTACCATTAGATGATAATTGAGAGCATGTATTGTTGTTATACATTTGTAATTTAACGTCTATATATTTTGGCGTTATTGTACAAATTAAATTAGCTGTCATATTTTCATTTAATGTTATTGATTCACCGAATTCACCAATATTCCAAGATACAGGTGTATAAATGTTATCATTATCTTCATATTCACCATCAATAGTTGGTAATGTTATTTGATCTCCTGCGTTAGCTTTGATTTCATCAGGTAAATCAACGTCAATACTTGGATATGTTTCATTCGTGAATTCCAGAGTATAAAGAAAATCAATGATGATTTCGCTACCGTCTATTGAAGCAGAATCAGGTATTTGATATTCACTATCATCTGTATTTAAGAATGAAATTTTTAAAATTGCTATGTTATCATCCACTGATTTATAGTGTTGAAACAATCTAAGCTGCGTTAGCTGATTGATTCTTTCAGCATAATCCGTTGCCGCATCCCACTCATGCTTATAAGATGCAGTGAACTACCCACGGGCTAAAGCCCGTGGGCTTCGAGTGCAAGCACACCTCCACTAATAGAAAAACTATTAGTGTGACATGCAGTAAGCTCGCTATCCTCCACGTTCCGTGGATTCAATATTCTTAATCCTTCTTTGAGTATATTCCTTGAAGCATTCAAGTCTCGATCATGAACTTCTCCACATTCTGGACAAATCCATTTTCGTTTGTTCAAATTCTTCAATCCTCTTAAAGAAGTATTCTGGAAACCACAACTACTACAAATTTGTGTACTTGGATAGAATCTATCTATTTTAACAAGAGTTCGTCCATACCACTCTGCTTTGTATTCAAGCATAGACACAAATTTAGCAAAACTAGCATCACTAACAGATTTAGCAAGTTTGTGGTTTTTCTGCATTCCTTTTACAGATAAATCTTCCAAACAAATCACTTGGTTTTCGTTAATAAGTTTGGCCGATAATTTCTGCAAAAAATCATTACGTTGGTTCTTTATTTTCTGATAACAACGGGCAACTTTTATTCGGAGCTTTTCATGTCCATTACTACCCTTTTGTGTTCGTGCAAATTTTCGTTGTGCTTTGGCTAATTTTTGTTCTGTTTCCCTGAAACACTTTGGTGCTTCAACTTGTTCTCCATCAGAACAGACAACTAAAGCATGTAATCCAAGGTCTATACCAATCTTCTTTTCAGTGACTGGTAATAGTTCTGGTTGTTCAATCTCACACAAGATAGAAGCATAGTATTCGCCACTACGTTCAAGGCTAATTGTGGCAGTGAGTATCCTGCCTTCAATGTCTCTATGTTGAACAACTTTTATTGCCCCCACTTTTGGAAGTTGAAGTTTGTTTCCTTTGAAGTGTATGGCATTATTGTTATTGTCTGTGGTGTAACTCCAACGACATTTGTGCTTAGACTTGAACTTTGGAAAACCAGTGTTTGGTTCTTTAAAAAACTTGTTATATGCTTCATCCAAGTTAGCCTGAGCATTTTTCAAAGCACGGCTGTCTGCATGTTTCAAAAAATCATGATCTTCTTTCAGAGCAGAGTAAGTCTTTTTGGACTTTTGCTTAGTCTCATTATAGACTTTAATACGGTCATCCAGTAATTGATTATACACGAATCTGGCACAACCAATGTTTTGGTTGATTTTCTCTGCCTGTGGTGCAGTGGGGTATAATCTGTACTTAAATGCCTTAAACATGGTATTTAGCCTTGAATACTTGCCTAAATGTCTCTAAAAAGAGAGTGTGGCGGACGTTAGGCTGTACGTCTTTTCGTGTTGCAATCACTAGCCACACTATCATATAGATAGCATAGAGTTATTTATTATGCAAGAAAGAAAATATGTTTATTTGCTCGCCTAACCCACCGCCTAAAGGCAGATGGGCTTGCGGCTCGCACTTTGGTCAAACAATATCCGTTTGAATCATTGCTAAGAACTAAACTGCAATTTTTTATTTGATTTAGCAATTCGTCTGCATTGTAACCATCTTTTATTTTTGTGAGCGTGAGCTTCAATTTTATTGTTTTTGATGACATAGTAAAACCTCAAACAAATATAGAATCAGCAATTATTAGATAGCTGGCTTTTCAGGCCAAACAACATTGTTTGGGAATCCATCTTGTTGCGAAATATCCCTTAGTGCTTGACGATAAATTCTAATCTCATTTTTCTTTTCTTCTGATATTGGATAATCAGATATAGAAAAATATTTATCAGTTTCTGATAATAGTTCATTTCTTGTTTCTCGAACAGTGAATTGATTAAAAGCATTTATTTGATCTGGATTTGCAGGTTCTATTTTCAGTTTACCAGAATTTATTTCTTCTGTAATAGCTGTGTATATCTCTGATTCATCTTCATCATCTAAAGAGTAAATGAACTCTATCTCCTCATTATCTTTTAAGAGTTTTACTAAACACTGCTTATTATTTGCCATCATTCTTGCAGATATTATTTCTATCATATTAGTATCTCCTAACTATAGCGTAGAGCTAATGCTATTGTATTGGCTGTTGTTGATGCCGCAATGCTAATAGGTGTTAATAAATAGAAAGAACCGCTAGATAAAGAGGTTGTATCATTATTAATTGTTCTAAGATCATTAGTGCCAGATAAATAAAAGCGTGATTCATATACACTATTTAAAGTTAAATTCGAGTTTGCTGTTAAAGTCTGACCTCTTGTTAATTTCTGTTCAGATGTAGCTGAGTTTGTGTAATTGATATATAATAAATAGAAAGAGCCTCTACCTGAATTTCTAAGACTATACATCAAGCCAAATAAAGTAGTATAAGTGTTAGACCCTATTCTATTAGAAAATGAAACCCCATCATTTACACCATACGCATAGAGATATCTCCATTTATAAGAGGTTGATCCTAAATCATACCCTGTACTAGAACCTGATGAATTAACACTAGGTATTATATTTGTTGTTCCACTAGCCGTAGAAGTTGGATAAGAGTTTGTCGAAACAAGTACCCAATTTGATGAATTTGAATCAGAGGCTGCTCTTAAAAGAATATAACAATTTGCTGGCCATGATTCCGCAACAGTTGTTCCTGCAAAAGAGGTATTTGTTCTGTAAATATAACCTGAACCAAGGCCATTCACATTTAATTTAGGACTTGAATGTGTATTTGTATCATCAAATCTAACACAGATTATCATTCCTGCTGTAATAGAAGTTGGTGCTGGAGATAAAGTTACACGCCAATAACTGTTAGTACTATTCCATGAAGCTTCCCCCATAGGTATAATTGGGAAACCATTATAGAAATTCGCATATACATTATTCCATTTTGCAGCAGATCCACCTAAATTATAAGTATTACCTGAATATGGAACTAAGTTCTTTGACCATGCTTGTGTAGTTGATGTTGCACCTAAAGCTGCATTTGCTAAACTATTACTACTATCAGAAGATAAATATTTAGCTTGTGTAGCATGACCATAAAGTATAACTTTATTAGAATCATCACCTATATAGTTGCAATATAAACGATCCCATTTATATGAAGAACTTCCTAAATTTGTAGTTACATTATTTTCTGATAGCTTGATTGCAGGAATTAAATTATAAATTACTGAACTAGTAGCCTGTACTCCAACAACCTCTTTTCTTACTGGTGTAGACAAGTAAGCATTGATCGTACTCAACATAAAAGATTCAGATGCTAAGATTGCTGTCGTTGCTGTATCAGCATTTCCTGTTAAAGTACCAGTCAAAGTACCAGTAAATGTTTTATTACCAGATATTGTTTGTACAGTATCTGTAGTAACATGGTTTGTAGGTAAATCAGAAGAAGTTATAAATCCAGCACCATTGGTTAATTGATTTGTATTTGTTGGAACGGTAATGTTTGCTGTGACATTAGAAACATTATTTGCATTAAAAGTAGCTACATTTGATCCATTCTTTTGAATGGTTAATGTTCCATTACCGATTGTTGGTGTATTGTCTAAATCATTATAATCATTTGTTACAGCAGCAGCACCGACTGTTTCAACAATAACGTCAGGCTCAAACATTGAAACCTTAATAAAGGTATTAGAATTTACCTGAGTTATAGATGCACTGTAAGTAGATGCTGATGAAAGTGTTATTGTGCGAGTATCGTCTATAACACCATTAGTTGTTGTAAGAGTATAGCTACCGCCAAAATTTACAGTTAGTGAATAAGATGCAGTTGTTGATTGCATTCTTGTTCTTACAATATATGTTCCAGCGGGCATTGGAGTGCCAGATACAGGGAACGAGCCAGAAATACCACTTAGTGTAAGATTACCACTACCAGACACGTTTGTTCTAGTCATGCTACATATAAAATCAGAACTATAAATGTCATCTGGGATGTGTAAATCTACATTTTTATTTGTAATAGTTTGCGTTGTACCATCGACGGAAATAGATGTGAGTGGAATGTCTGATGATGTTATATATGAACTTGAATCAACAGAACCGTCTGCTTTTAAGAATTGAGATGAAGTACCATTTTTCTTTATAAAGCTATAAGCATATATATTCTTCCAATATTTAGAAGAACTACCTAAATCGTATGCGTTATAAGTGTCTGGAATAATATCATCTTTTGCTGTTACTTGTGTATCGGTAGCTGTTAATTTTGCTGTTGTAGTTGAATTTGCTGTATATGATAAGTTAGTTGCATTTGTTGCATTTATTGCGTTTGTTGCCGTAGTAGCGGTGTTTGCATTTCCTGTGAATGTTGTGCCATTTATTGTTGTTATAAATGCAGAAGTTACATAACTTGAACCATCTCCTATATATTGAGCATATAAAGCGTTCCATCTATTATTGCTAGATCCTAAACTAAAGCTACCATCAGATAATGGTAAAACTTTACAACCAAAAGAAAAACTACTATTTGTGCTAGAATGATCAATATTTACATCTAAAATTGTTCTTTTTACATTGAACCAAGTTCCCGCTATATCATCATTTGATGCTATTTTATTAAGAACTTGCATTTTTAAACTAAATGGTGAAACTATAAATTGAGCTTGCCCATTAGTAGAATTGTTTGATCTAAATCTTGTACATATAGCAGGATATGCAGTAGAATCTGCATCTTCTGTAATAAATGTCACGGTTTCCATGCCATTTTTATTTGTAATATAATCAATTCTATTAAATTTTTGATTTTTACAAATAAAAGTGCTTGTGCTTGGTACATAAGACGCGCCATTACCTGTCTCATCAATAGCCGTTGGTGTATATAAAGTTTTATTAGCACGATCTGTTGTACTTGAATTTACACTTCCTGCAAAAACAATAGGACAAATATAACTAGCTGATGAGTTTCCAAGTAAGCCTACATTGTCTGCATTTGTGGCAGTAGTAGCTGTATCAGCATTTCCTGTGAGTGTACCTGTTAGTGTGCCAGAAAACGTTTTATTTCCAGTAATGGTTTGAGCTGTATCGGTTGTTACATGATTTGTTGGTAAATCGGACGAGGTAATAAAACCTGCACCATTTGTTAGCTGGTTTGTATTTGTTGGGATCTTACGATTTGTTCCATCGGCGACATCATCCAAGTTTAAAGTAATATCACTTGAGAGTGCTTTACTATTTACTTTTCTTGAAGTTGGAACGTAATTACTTAATTTACGTGTAGACCCATCAGCTACTTCGTCTAAATTATAAGAAGGCTTATTTGTAGTCTTAGCCCATGATGGAACTGTAGGATCAGTTTCTGTATATGAAGTTAAATAGCCAGCGTCATTATTAAATGCACTTACATTTGTTGGGACATCAGAAGATGTAATAAATCCAGAGTCATTTGTTAAATCTGATGTTTTAGATGGTAAAACAACGCCTGACCATAATTTAATACCATTGCCATCATGATAATACACAGGATGGTTTTGGAAAAGTTCTACTGCTGTTGCAGATGTGGCTGTCCCTAAAAAGATATAAATCTTGCCATCATTTGATGTTGGTAAATCTTGAACAGTTGGGGTTGTTGAGTCAATTATAGCAGACCCATCTGCTTGTGGGGCACATTTTACATATACTGGTTTTTCAGCTGTTAATGCGAGAGTTCCACCATTTACATTAAACGAGTAACCTAATGATAAATTATACTGATCCCATATAGTTGCAGCTGCTAAATTAGCGCCAGTTGCATAGTTTGTACTTGCAGAAGTATAAACAATTCTACCGAATGGATTAATCGGTCTTTGATTTACTGCTCTCGCTGTGGTAGCATCGTTAGTAGAGTTTACAGACGCAGGTACCCATAAGTTACCGTTCGCTGATGTAAAGTATAATTTATAATATCTTGCTGTATCAGATACATTCATTACTGTGGAATTAGTTCTTAACTGATAACCAACGGTATTTGAGTTTGAATCGTACCATTCATTCATTCTCCATACTTTTTCGTATGAAGTTGATCCTACTGTACGATTTAATAATAATGTTAATTGAACTACTGAGCCAATACCAATATGAGTACTTGTAGCCGTACTTCCAGCGTTTCTTCTAACAGGAATAGCACCTGTTGTTGTGCCGTCTGGTAAAGTTAATTCTAATGTTATAGCTGTAGAAGTACATGCTACTGGTACAAAGTAGTTCACGCACATACCTTCATATATTGAATCTTGTATGGTATTACCTTTCCATAAAGATGTTGATGAAGTTTGTGTACCGACAATAAACTCTTGACCACGTTTAAATACAAAGTTGTCGATATCTTCACTTGATGAAGTGCTTCCAATCTTTAACTTATTTTCAGCTATTGTTTTAGCACCAGTTATTTCTTGTGCTGTGTCTGTAGTTGCATGATTAGTTGGAAGATCTGAAGACACCAAGTAACCAGCATCGTTTATAAATGAACTTACATTTGTTGGAATATCAGCTGAAGTAATAAATCCAGAATTATTTGTTAAATCTGAAGTGCTGTCTGGTATTTGTGAGACTGTTGCAAATCCCTGGCTTGATATATAAGATGCTACTGCTTTAGAAGTAGGTAAGTTTGTTGATGAAGATGTCATAGTAGTTTCATCAACATCTACATAAGCACCCTCTTTTAGGTTAGTCTTTAACTCGTATGGAGTTAAAGCAGCAGAGGTTATATAACCTGAATCGTTATTTAGCTCACTGACATTAGTTGGTAGTTCACTACTTGTAATGAATCCAGAATCATTATTTAATGCAGATATATTTGTTGGTATATCTGATGTAAGTGCCATTGTACCTGAGTTTGAAGGCACTGTAATCTGATAAGAACTACTCTTACATATTTTCCCAGCAATATATAAATCTTTCCATCTATATGATGAAGTACCAATGTCTATTGAATTATCCAAACCTGAAACAGGTCTAAATGTTGTTGCTTCAAAAGTATATTTACCTGCATAAGTTGATCCTGATCTAGTACCATAAGCTAAACCACCAGAAGGATTTGAACCAAACCAAGCATTACCAAGAACTAATTTAGCATTATTAGCAAAGGTTGCTGATGTTGCAATAGGTAAAATTAAATTATTAGAGTCATCAATAATAACATTGCTATTTTGAACTTCACCAGATGTACCGTTAAATCTAACTATTGCGTTGTCTGTAGATGAAACTTTTAAAACATAATCATCTAAAGAGGATGAAGTAATAAAGTTAGAATCATTTGTTAATTCAGAAGTTTTAGTAGGTACACTTGAAGCTAAAGCAAAACCTTGATCTGATATATAAGATTTAATAGCAGAGGTAGTTGGTAAATTAGCATCTGTATTCATATCTGTGGAATAGTTCTTTGTTGAAGCTGTTCCAAGATTTAAATTAGTTATTGCTGAACTAATTTGTGTATTAGTTTCTGTTTTAGTATAATAATTAGAGGCATCGAATATATCAGAAATAGGGATCTCTATATCCTCTTTACCAGCATCTGTATTAAAAGAGATAACTAATTTATCATTAGAAATTTCTACAGTATCTATCATACCATCTTTAATAAAAGCAGATGCATCTATGTCTGTATTTAATTTAGTACTAGAGGAATTATAAAATTCTATTTTCTTTGTTGTAGCATTATATTGTGCAGAAGCAACTACACCTGCTAAAGATTGATGTGATGTTAAATATCCAGCATCATTATTAAAAGCACTAACATTAGTAGGAATAGAAGCACTAGTAATAAATCCACTATCATTTGTTATTTCCGATGTTTTTGTTGGAATAAGTGGCTCAATATAAGATGTTATAGCATTAACTGTAGCTAAATTTGTAGAAGTTTTAGTAGAAGATGTTATAGAAGTATTAACATCTTTATAAGCACCATCTTTTAAATTTGATTTTAATTCAAAGTCTGGCAAATCCTCATCAGTTAAGTATCCACTATCATTATTAAGTTGAGAGACATTTGTAGGTACTTGTGAAACTGTAGCATAATTTAAACCTGATATATAAGAGGCAATAGCTTTTCCCGTAGGTAAATTTGTAGATGTAGATGTCATGGTTGTCTCATCTACGTCTATATAAGCACCTTCTTTTAGATTAGTTTTCAATTCATAAGGCGTTAATGCACTTGATGTAATATAACCTGCATCATTAGTAAGTTGAGAAACTTTTGTTGGGAGTGATGCTGATGTTATATACGTACTTGAATCTAATGAACCATCACCTTTAACAAACTGAGATGATGTACCATCGGTTGTTCTGAATCTAGGTGCTGTTAAATCGTGGTATAACGTCTGAGCAACAGTTTTATTAAATACAGACATTTGTTGTAATGTACCACGTGTCTGATAAAATGCCACCTCTGTTACGTTAGCTGTAACACTGTCTTTGGCATTTATCGTAATTTCCATTTGAGTTACGCCATAAAAGCCAGTGTTTACACCACGATATAAAGCCTGATTACTATTTTTACATACATTAGTTAAAGTAATACTATGCCATCCTGGATTCTGCGCCCAGTCAGAATAAACGCGACATGTAACAGATTCAGGTACATTAGTATAGTAAAAAGCTACCTCAAGATAACCATAAGGATACCCTCCGCTCCACATTTTTGTATTATTCTTACCAGATATAAGTATAACACCAGTGCCATTTTTAGGTACTACAACATTTGTTTCAAATGAGCCATCAAATAATGAAGCTGAAGCATTGTTATTGCTAAATCCAGTTAATGTGACATCATATCGTTTATTTGCTGCCCACAATGTGTTATGAATCTCATACTGCCATAATCTTCTATTATCAAAGCCATTTATAGTTGAGATAACTTCACTATAAGGGATATAATTATTTAATTTTCTAGTAGAACCATCTAACACATCATCTAAATTTAATGTAATATCAGATGAAAGTGCTTTATTATTTACTTTTCTTGAAGTAGGAACATAGTTTGATAGTTTTCGTGTTGATCCATCTGTAACTTCATCTAAATTGTATGATGGTTTATTAGCTTGTTTAGCCCAATTTGGAACTGTAGGATCTGCCTCTGTTGTAATATATCCAACATCATTATTAAATGCACTAATATCAGATGGAATACTAGCTGAAGTAATAAATCCAGAATTATTTGTTAAATCTGATGTCTTTGTTGGAACAGTGATATTTACATTTTTATTTGTTACTGTTTGTGCTATATTATTAACAGATATAGACTCTATTACATTATTTTCACCAGTTGCTATCGTGACATTACCAGTTCCTATTAAAGACTGATTATTAATTGTTTTAATAGACTGATGAGATGTTAAAAAGTTTGAATCATTTGTGAGTTGAGAAGTTTTAGTTGGTAACTTTCTTGTTGACCCATCTGTAACTTCATCTAAAGTATAAGATGGTTTAGTGGATTGCTTAGCCCATGAAGGGACAGTTGGATCTGTTTCTGTAAATGATGTTAAATACCCAACATCATTATTGAATGCAGAAACATCTTCTGGGATATCTGATGAAGTAATAAAACCAGCATCATTTGTTAAATCTGATGTGTTTGTTGGTATAGTTGGTTTATTTAATAAATCATTATAAGAACCAGACGTAGCCACAGAATGCAAACCTAGATTTATTGTTTTTTCTGTATCCGTGTTTGTTGTAAAGGAATCGCCAGTATCAGACGTATTTTTCTTTATTGTTATTGTCGTGTCGTTTACTGTTGGTATAGTTGGTTTATTTAACAAATCATTATAACTACCGCTTGTTGCGACAGTAGCTAACCCTAAATTGATCGTTTTTTCTATATCTGTATTTGTAGTAAACGAGTCACCAGTATCAGAAGTGTTTTTCTTTATTGTTATTGTTGTATCATTAACAGTAGGAATAACAGTAGTATCTGGCAATGCATGAACTTCAGCGGCTGTATATGAAGGTTTATTTGGCTGTTTTGCCCAAGATGGAACGGTTGGATCTGTTTCTGTATAAGAAGTTAAATATCCTGCGTCATTAGTAAATGAACTAACATTTGTTGGAATATCAGATGAAGTAATAAAACCAGAATCATTTGTCAAATCTGAAGTATTTGTTGGTATTGAATCTTCTAAGTCATCAATCTTTGCTGAGTTTATAAATGATTGATGTGTTATTTGAGTGACGACACCATCTTTCAAGGTGTACATAGGATGTTCTGGTAATAATGAAATTGTTGTAGCTGAATAAGCTATACCAACTAGAACATAAATATCATCTGTTGTAACTTCTTGTGCATGATAATTAGGATTGTTAAAATAGAATTTCCCATCATTATGAAATGTACCAACAAAATAAAATGGCTTTCCTATGATTAGATGGGTTGTTGTTACATCAGCAAAATAATTTGTATAAGATAAGGTATTATAAATATTATAATGAGTTGCGGTAGTGTTAGATCCAGAATTTACTTTAGTAGTACCTGAAGTATAAAAGATTACATCAGGATAAAACCCACTAGTATTTAAAACATGACTAGCTACGTTAGTAGAATAAGATAACATGATTGATTCCCATGTATCTACACCTGTGCGCATAACAAGGCATCTACCGTAAATACCATTAGTACCAGCTTTTAAAGGTTGTGCTGTGGAAATATAACTTGTTGTATTGCCATCAACATAATCTGAATCTGCGAACCATCCTTTAGCAATAGTTGTTGAACCTATGACAACATTTTCCATATATGTTAATTGAATAACAGAACCAACTGGAAAATGTGTACCTACAGCCGTTGTTCCCCTAAAATAAATAGGTATAGCATCTGTTTCATTTCCATTTGATAAAGTTAAGGTAAGAGTAGAACTAGCTTTGCCTGCAAAAGGTAAAAAGTAGTTTATACACATTCCTTCATACAAACTATCTCTAATAGTATTACCAGTCCAAGAAGCCGTTGAAACAGATTGTGTACCTCTAATTAATTCTGTATCTTTATTTTTTAATAATTCGTCTACTTGAGGCTTAGAATAAACAGAATAAGTATCATCAGATGAAATTTCTGGATTTTCAATATGTACAATACCATCATTGTTATGAGAAGCATTAGGCATTCCTGCTTGTATTGATGAAAATAAAAATCCATTTGTAAACACAGAAAAATCTAAAGATAAAAATAAAGTTAGCGGTTGACCATTTTTTTGAACTATTGGTGTTGTTTGTGAATAACCAGCAACAATTTTCTTTTCATTATTATCATTTATGTAAAATAAAATTGTTTTTGATTGATATTCTGATATACTTAAATCTCGTATTCTAACATTTCCAATATTCTTATTTAAATTACCACATGCTTCTTCATCTAAATTTACTGTGTAAGAAGATATGTCTGATAAAGTGGTTATCTCTTCTATATAATCATATAACAAAATAATTCCGTCAAAAATAACTTGTGAAGAAATCAATGTTTGACCATAATTTGTTAATTCAACTTGAAACATATCATCCCCTTAATATTTGTTACACAGTATTTGAAGTTTTTTCTTATATAAAAATTTGCCGCAGAACGCTGTATTAACGAACTGCGGCATTTTATCGTTTGTGTCGGTTATTCGTTATTACTAATTACTAATTTTTTGTGCCAATACCAAGCAAGGTTCTGTTGCTGTACGCTTAACCGCTACTGACAAAAGCCTCCATGTGCCTGTCATGGCAGGTGCTACTGATTTATAAGATATTTGCCCAGACATTGGCAAGGAAATTCCTACTGGTTTTAGATATGTACCACTAACGGTTTGACCATAAGCTTTTTCTGCTCCGACTTCAGAATATATAAATAAGCCAATAGAACCAACAGCATCAGCTGTCGATAAAGCATCTAATACATCCTCTTTTGCATCATCAATCGCAGAACGAACCGTACCAAGCGTTGGTAGTTTAGAATTATTTGTTGTATCAGCCCATGTTGAATCACTATACGAAGAATAAATGCTAGAGCCTGTTACACTTCCATTTAAGATGACACCACCATTGAATGTGTTTGTATATCCTGCTGCGAATGTATTACTTGCTGCAACCTTTGCATAGGCAGACATGTCGCCAGTAAAAGAATTTAAATAATCAACAGTAACCAATCGACCATCTTCTAACGTTCCACCAGTTACATCACGATAAGATGCGACAAAATCACCAGAAGCATCGGGTATGCTTGTGGAAGTTCCTGCTGTCTTTCTTAAATCTAATGCACTAACATTATCTAATTTTACAGTAAAAGCACCGTTTGTTGTGTCATATTCTGTCGAAACATCTTTTGAAGAACCGTCAGCAAGAATTGTTAATGTATTATTTGTAGTGATATGCTGACCGTCTGGAATTGAGAGTGTATTAGTAGATGCTGTCGATTGTTTTATAACAAGTGGAGATGCGATTGTCTGTGATGTCGCAGAAGTTAATTTTACAAAAACACTAGACAAATCGGATATAGCAGAATCAACATGATCATAAACAGCTTTTGTTGAAGGCGCATTCGTTGTTGAAGAAGTTGACTCTATTGTTTGATCTAAGCTTGCTTTGGCAACAAACAAAGAACTTGTTTCAGATTTTGTGTAAGCATCTACACCATACTCGCCGACATAGTGCCAATAAAACCCTGACTTATTGTATGCAGCAATATCTCTCGTACCAGACGTAGGTGTTCCTGAAAGCAAAGTATAGACAGTTGAAATTCCTTCGGAAGATGTATCAATTGTTCCGTCTGGATTTGATTTATCATGCAATAGTTGTACTTTATCATTAGCATTTAAATTTGAAGCATCTAATGTTGCTAAATCAGAGCGTAAATCTACAATATCTGCTAAATTTTGACCTGCGTTAATACCATCAATTTGAGACTGCAAATTCTGGTCTGCCAGTTGGAATGCACTCGTAACAGAAGCATCACCTGCATTTATCGCGGATCTAATAGTTCCTAGAGTTGGTAGTTTTGCATTGTTTGCAGAATTATCCCATGAAGTAGCATCATAAGTTGAATAAACGCCATCGCCTGTGTAAGAAGATGCAACAACACCGTCAGAAAATGTTTTAACTCCATTGATAGTTTCATTTCCAACTAAATGAACATAATTTCCATCAATTTGACTTAGTTTTGTTTCAACGTAAGATCTAACAGCATGAGATGTAACTAATTTTTTAGCCGCGTCTGTTTCTGTGTCGTTAGTGTCTACTGCATTTGAATACAAAGCTGCGATATAAGAACCATTTACAAGTTTTGAAGTATCTGTAATTGCACCGCTTGTAATCGTCGGTGAAGATGCGACAGCAGTACCTGTTACATAACCATCTACTGATATACTTGAAACACCACTAACAGCACTTCCAGTTACAGCTATTTCTACTGTTTGTGTTGGTGAACTATAATCATTAACGATGTTAAGAGAAGAAATGTTTACTGACCCAGTATCAGGAGTTCCTGCTGTTGTGTTCCACGGAACATATTTAGGTGATCCAGATATTTTTGAGTCAATAACAGACTCAACTACAGATGCTGAATATACTGTTGAACTCTTTTGTGTCTCACCAGTTGCGGCAGCAAACCTTACTACGCCATCTCTAAATGTTGTTGCATACGGTAAATTTATATGTGTTGTAATAAATGAACATTTTTCTGCATCATCAAATTGAGCAGTTATTCTTAATTTTAACTTTTTATTCGCTTCTTTTACAACAGAAACATTTTCAGATGTTGCAAGTTCAGTTTCGCCTGACTTTAATCTAATTTGAGTGATTGTGTAAGCACTTGAAGAATTATCGTCAAAATCAATTACGACATAATCACCAATTCCTGAATCATCTGCGACAACACTTCCAGAAAATTCTGTAATCGTTTTAATCGAAGTCGATTCATTATATAAAACAATAGAATCAATTAATACAGGATTGGATCCTTCAGTTGCACTGTTTAATGCAGATTGACCTGCTGTTGTAGCTGTAAATTTTATCATGTCGCCTCCAATAGCAAATGCTATGGTTATAGGTTAAAACAAATTATAAATTATACTCTATTATTTCAGTGTACGGTGTATCTATATTGTTATTGGAATTGTCGTTATTGTTTTCGCTATTGGTATTTCCATTTTCTCCAACGTCAATAACAGGATCGTCAGAAACTTTGATTGCAAGAACAACACAAGGTGAAGTAGGATTTGTATTTTTTGTTTCTGTTAATAATTTCCATGTGCCAGTTACTTTGCTTTCTCTTAAATCAGAAATGCTAAAACATCCAGAATTAGGCGCGTTAAAGCACATCGGATGGAGATCAGATCCTTTTACCAACGAAGCATATTTAGCAGGTTGACCATTTTCATTGTAATATAAGAACATAGCCATTGCTCCGATTTCATCCATATCGGTGACATCTTCCATCGGAGTATCATTATATATTGGAGCAATTTCATACCATTGTGCTGTATCGACATCCCAATATAATTTTAAATAAGGATTATACCAGCATTTTACTTCGCCATCGCGTGCATAATAAACAATAGAAGGCGTCTGTGTTATGCCGAAATTATCCTGTAATTCTTGTTCTGTATAAAAATTGCCTTTATAATAAAGTCTGCCATCAGATGAATAAATAAATTTTTCTCTTTTATCAATGATATAGAGATAAGTATGTTTTGTGTCAGATGGTTGTGGTTCGATTGTGTCTATATTGTGTTTGTTGCAATCGTAAATCTGTAAAACATGGATCTGTCTAACAAGATCGAGCATGAGTGGTTCGCACGCAACGTTCGCATAGATCGTCTCATCGTTTTCTCTAACCCCAACGGGGGATTTAAAACGTTTTTGAAGTTGCATTCTGACTAGCTCATCATATTTAGACATAACAATTACCAATTAGAGATTTTTGATAAATTCAATCAAATCAGCACATAACAATATCTGCTGAAACGGACATTCTTTTGTATCATTAAATGTTGGTCTTAACCTGATTACATTGTCCATTAGTGCTTGTTGGTTTATTCTTACAACTGCATACTTCGTATAGTGTGAAGTAAGCATACAGATGATTTTAAGCATGGACAGCTTTTCAAGTACGTCCATAGGTGATATGGATAGCAAAGATGCCGTCTGGATTACATCCAAGAATCCGAATGGCGCATAAAGACCATCATTTATTGATATGAATGTGTCATCTGATGAATAATTTAGTTCCATGAGTGACCTCTTATATTTTTTATAAAATTTAAAATTTTAGAGTTGACAATCTGTTTCAACTAAATTTAATATAGATATAATTGTCAACTCGTTTTCGATATTTGTTTGTTATTTCAAATCAACAAAGCGGTTGATCTTCAACAATTTAGTTTATGCAGTCCAACGTTCAATATCATTTTTTGTATAGAAGCAATCCTTAATGGATTTATCCATACGGATTTTAATAGGGACTGCGTTCATAAAACGATCTTCATTAAATGAGAAAAATGAAGATGAAAATTCGACGACAGAACCAATGTTCAATATTTGCCTAGGATTAAATGCGCGTGAACAAAGCACGTTTAAATAAGATGTTGGTATATCTGCAACTGGCTTTGATATGTCGCTGTCAACAAATGCTGATAAAGATATTATCTTTTGATCTGTCTTTACAACATCAGAAACAAAGCCCTCAAGTGTATCTTCTATAATTGAGTAATCGAAAGCATTTCCTTTTACTTTAACCCAGTTATATTTTGAGCGAGTTCCTTTCGTTGAATATTTAGATGAGAAATTTTTGATAACAACGCCCTCGCCACCTTTGCTTTTTATGTGGTTATAAAAGTCAATTTTTTTGATTTTTGAATATTTTGTAACTGTTATTTTTCTATCCGAGATTGATTCAACGATATGTTCTGTTATATATCGTCTGAAATACCAAGGTTCTTCTGTAATATAATTATCATTAAAATATATGCAGTCGAAAGCATAAAGTTTATATTTGTTTTCTGAAATCACGAGTTCGCAGTCCAATAGAAATGTTTTATAAAATTTGTCTGGACTTTTAAGACTAAGTTTTATGAAGCTATTCGTTATATTTTTCGGCAACAAAGTGTCTTCATTATTTTCACGACCAAACAATTCATATCCATTGTTTTTGTCGTATGCGTAATTAAATGCGAGATAACATCTTATGCCATCAATTTTTTCGTCTGCAATATATTCATCTGATTTCCAAAGCTCTATTTGATCTTTGTTCTCTAATGATTTCATTCTCAAGCATAACATCGGTGTGTCTGAATGGATGATGCTTTTATATGATTCTGGATATAAGTGCGCATATTCTGTATTATAAAAATGCTCACGAATGATTCTACATTTTTCAGCTTTACTTAATTCCTTTTTATTCTCGTTGTGATTCTCACAGTTAATGTTAGTATTGTTGTCTATACAAACTCTTATATCATTAAAAATGCTATTGATTTCTTTTGCGTTATGAGTCGTTTCGATAGACATAATGATCTCCAAAAAAAATGGTGTGTTCAGTCGCACATCTGCCATAGATATTTGACTAAAAACTTGACAATGTGCTAAATGATGTATGTTTTTTGTTTTTTAGAATAATATTCTAAAAATCTACTTTCTATGTTTTTAGAGAGTAGAATAGCATATATATTATATGGCACAAAAAAAATGGCGTCAACTTTTGTTGACACCAACCTGAAAAATTAATCTTTGCACTCGGCCACATAAATCATCTTAATCACTGTTATGGCTAGTGCGTAACTTTGATAAGATTTTGACCGAACTTTTTTTATTGAATCATTGTAGCGATAATTTGTTTTGCGTTTCAAGTTAGAGCCGCCAGCGTTATAGGCGGCAATTCCCCAAAGAGCATTACCATTGAAAGCATCTACGTTACGTTTAATGTATTGCGCTGCGGCTTCGGTAGCTTTTCGGTAATCATTGCGTTCATCGACTTTTGAATTTATGACAAGACCATAGTGTCTTGATATGTAAGGCATGAGCTGCCACAATCCTTTTGCTTGTTTGCTTGAAACGTTGTTTGTTATTCCGCCTGATTCTGCGAGCGCTAAATAAATCCAGTATTTTGAAATGTTGTGTTTTTCTAAGATGGATTCGACCTCATCTCTTATCGGCTCGATCTGTTCAAGATAGGAATTGAGCGATGATGGATAATTCCATTCTGATATTAGGTCAATCATTTCGTTGTAATCACATGTGGGACAGAAATCAGTTAATGCTTGGCATTTTGGCTTTGCTTCTGATTTGTTGAATGTGCCCAAAAGAACAAGAAATAAGATTGCGACCGTTACAAATAAAACCTTTCTTAAAATTAACATTGTTTTTCCTCGAAAACGATTAGTCTTTAGTTTACCAGCACGCGACATTGCATACCTGTTTGGATGGCTAATCAAAGAAATGCGTGCCGAGCTTTTTGCAAGGCACGCATCCCAAATATCACAATAAGCGATATGAGCAAAATTTTGAGGTTAGCTTCTGCTATCCGTTATGGCAACTTCTGCCTTTACTTCAATTTGCGTCATATCATTTAGCAAAACATAAGCGACAGTCTCAGCTTTTTCGCTACCACCATCTTTAGCGATAACGTGAAGCTGATAATTTCCAATTGTTAGAGAACTTTCAGTGGTGTCTATTGGTGTGCCAGAGACAAGAACGATCTCATCTTTGATAACTCGCCCGAATTGATTCTGTATTTCGGTGATAGCACCAGTCACAGATAGTGTGTTTCCGTTCCATTCAGATCCACTTGCGCCTGCCATTTCAGCCGTATCATCAATTGTTGCTTTAAGATCGCCTGTTTTTACAGTCCAATTTTCTTTAGCTTTAAATGGCCTGCTGTCAACAACTTCGACATCAAACGTCATTGGGCTTATTGCAGTGTCTTCTGTAAATGACACAGTAACGTGAGCCTTTGATGATGACTGATTTAAATTGAGTGATTTTTCGACGACAACATCACCAATGACAGGTGTTGTGCCTGTAGCTGTAGCTGTAATGCCTGTTGCTGCGACAACAGCAGAATCGCCTTTAAATGTGAATCCAGCATTTGAGTAAGTAAGTTCGAGTGGTGCAGACTGTGTGAAAGTAAAGTCAGAAACTTCGGTGGCTGCATCACGTTCATCCGCTTTATAAACGATTGGCAGAACGATTGTAAGAGGTCTGATATCTGCATGTTCAAATGTCACAGAGGCAAATAGTGTATTATGGAGTTTTATTGCGGTGTCTTCGCCCTGTCCAACATAAGCAGTTGGATTCTCAGGAAATGCAGTTCCGACGGCAACGGTGCAAGTAGGATCAACTGTAAATGCTTCATGTGTTCTTGGATCAATCAGTCCACCAACAACTGTGACTTCAAGTTTGGCAGGATCATTATCTTTAATTTCACCTTTAAGCCCTTTACATGAAGTGGCATTGTCGCCATTTAATTCTGTGACTTCAAGGTTTGTTCCATCTTCAACAACAGGAATGACCGCTTCAACACGCTCATCGACAACAAGAATCTGAACGCTTGTAAAAGATGCGTTCAAAGATTTGTCTTCTGGTCTAAAAATAAGTGGAATAACATTATTCGCACGAGGGTTGATTTTTAGTGTAATTGCATCCATATCAGAAAAATCAATACTGAATGGATTCTTAATGCTTTCGTCGATAATAAGTTTAACATCATCAATTGACAGAGTTCCTGCGACTTCTTCTCCGTCGGCTTTGTGTGCTTTCATGTCTAATGCGTCGAGCAGCGCATTAACATTTATAGTGATTGGATCGCCTTTGAATTTCTCAGCAGTGCTTGAACTGTCGAAACTTACGATAGTAGAATCAGACGTTTTCACAACAACTTTTCGTGGTGAAATCTTATATCCGAGTTTATCGAATGATAAAAGCCTGTCGCTGATTGTATAAGATTCTTGACGTTCAACGCCGCAAACCTCTTTACTGATTCCACCATAAACAGGATTATGGTCAACAGGGATATTCTCGGTTCTGTTTTCAGCGCAAATGCGATTGTTCAATTCTTTATAATCCAAACCACCATCTTTAGCTAATAGTTCGACGCGTGGACGTAGAAGTTGGGCGGCTGTGATTTCTGCATATATACTGACTTGTGGTAATACTGACATATCATTCTCTCCTAGAAGAATAAGTTGTTGCCAAAAAGACGATCTATATTAGATAGGGCGGTCAATGATTAAGAAATTTTCCATAATTTTTACGGAAATATCTGTATAGTGGATAGAAAATCCGTTTTGGTGGTGTATAAAGAGTTCCATAGTCAATTGAACGAATAAGTGTACTGTATGGAATGTCTTTATATGTTCCTTTTTTATAATCAATAATTATTGATTTTTTATCTTTTGATATTGATACTTCAAAAAAAGTAAGCAGTGTTTTCGTTGGTATATACTTCTTGAGAAGCGGGCACATCACACCATATACACGAAAAAAAGACAGTCGTGTTGCAATGATTTTATAAAAATTCTTTTTTATATTCTCATAATTTGATTCAGTGAATCTGAATTTGCTAACAATATTGATCGGCAACTGAAAGTCTGTACTTTTCATATGTATCTAAAATCTCTCTTTGTCTATTTAATGTCTTTTTTAGAAAGAAAATATCTTGACTGTCAAACACATGATTTTTTGTGTTTATAAGGCTTTCATAAATAATATCATCTTCTTCAGCAGTAATGCTTCTTGGTAATATTTCATAATAATTTATGCGCTCAATACATTTGTTATTTTTCATATATTTATTGATGTTATCACACATTTGAAATGCTTTTTCCAATTTTTCTATTTGCTCTTTTTTATGTTCTATATATTCAGAAAGATCTCGAATGTTTTTGTTTCGTGTTTCATCTTTTATCATTTTTATGTTTTCATCACTCAATCCATTTTGTATATTTTCTTTTCGTTTTCTTTTGATTGAACTTCTGAGGCTTACTATTCCTCTTAAATCTTCAATTTTTTTATTGCAAGGTTCGCTGTTCTTATCTAATATTAACTTGTCATTTATAACATTAAAAATGACATCATAGAAATTTAATTGTTTGTTTTCACACATGGCATTGAATTATGGCTGACTATAATCCAGAAACACATAATTTTTCAGAAGCTAAGACTGCCTCTGTTGCAACTTTAGATAGTATAACAGGATTGCTCAAAAAAGCAATAAAAGGAAACGTTGTAACTGTTGCTGGCAAAAAGACATATGATGGTTATATCGACGATGAGAAAACCATATTTGCATTAGAGAAAGCAATAAAAGAACTTGACTACTGGATTAACCAAATGCCAGACCCAGAACCAGACCATGAAGATGAATCGCCGAAAACAAAAGCAGAAGAATTTAAAAAAAATATCGAAACAGTAAAAGACACTTTAGAATCGACTTCAAAGCTCAATGATGCTTATATAGAAATGGCAAACAATGGTGCGCCACTTGTTGAATTTAAGTCAGTTGAATCACCTGTCGCAGAATGGTCGCCAACAGATGACGACATGCCTTATATTGAACTTTGGGGAAAGACGCAAAGTAATGGTCTTGCAAAATTGAAAGATCTAAATGGAACTGTTTCGTTGCGTGGCCAATATGGAAACTTTGATGTAGAAAGTGAATCAGAATTTGATAGAAATAAATGTAGGTTTAATGTTGTACTCGCAGTCAAGGATGGTTCTGGAAATTATGTAACAAAGCCTGTTTATAATGGCAGTGGAACTTATGAAGGTAATACGGTTTATCTCGTAATTCGTGGTGAAACGGTTACTGATGGCGATAATGAAAAGGTTGGTCGCCAATATTACGATTTTGATGTAAAAGATAGAACCGTTAAGATTGTAAAGATTGGAAACAGAATGATGGCTCATGTTGGCTTTGATTTTGTTTTTCCGATTGGAGCAAGCAGGGATAAGTATTTAGAATATCCAGAAAAATATTTCTCTATTGCAAAGACACTGCCACCTTATAATTTGGAAGATATTGACACTTCTGATATTAACAAATATTACGAAGAAAATGGATTCTGGCTTTACGTTGTCGATAACAGAAATGAATATGAGTGAAAAAAAAGAGCCGCGATAATGCGGCTCAAATTTTATAAAGAAGCGAGCGAGAAAACCCACTAGGCTTTAGCCCGTGGGATGAAAACGATCTATTTTTTTAATAATTAAACTTTCTCTACACATATTAACCGATTTCTCCTCGGTGATATTCTTTTGCATAGGTTTAATTTCGGAGTCCTATTGCTCTTACCTAAATGACTAAAATCTACTTTCTTGCCATATATATTCATAAGTACGGCATATCCACTACTCATACGACCTTTGATAAAATATTCTCTTCCAAAATATTTTACCTTGTCGAATTTTCTGAATCCATGTATTTTGCCTGTTTCTATTCTTAACTCGCTTCGAGTTCCTTTTGTTTGTTGCATATCACCATGTGGAATATCTCGTTTAACATAAACTAACTCATTTAGGTTTATTATTGTTTCGCCTCCACTAGCAATAACGCAAGCATCTAAGTGATGGTCTTTTGCTATATTTAAATTCTGTCTGTTGGCTTTAGTTATATATCCAAATGTTTCGATAGCTTCTGGATAATATTTCAATAATCGTATTCGGATAGAATTCATTTGTGTTGCGTGCTTTAATTGGCCTTTTGGTTCACCTTTTAATTTCAGTTTGATTTCTCTATTATGTAGTTTTTTATGACAATCATGGCATAGCGTTATTAAATTTTCTGGACTATCTCCACCACCATTAGACCTAAAAATTATATGATGCACTTCTAATTTTACGCCTTTCTTTTTGGTTTTACATATATGACATTTATATCCGTCTCGGTTCAATACCATTGCTTTTGTATTCTCAAATCCATAATTAGTTCCTTTTTGATAACCCCACTTAGCTATTTTTGGATTAGCCAGAGAAGGATTTTTCAGTAGATGAGGATCAAAAGTCCCTGTCTCTAATACTAATTTAGTTATCGGAAGAATAGACTTAATGAACTCTATTTCCTTTATGTGACTGTGATATTTGCTTATCATAGTTGGACTAAATCTATTTGAACGAATAGAATTCCTGCGATAATTAAATCTAGCTTTTCTATACCGCGTTTTTCTATTACGCCTGTTTCTGCGATAGGTTCTACGCCTATCCATCTTTTCTTTAATATCATTTCTGATTATAACTTTAGATGTATAGACTATTTTTCCGTCATTTGTAGAAACAGCATTTCCTATAACCGAACTCCCAGTATCAACACCAAGTGTTAGCTCCTGTACGATCTCTGGAATTTCATAGAGTAGCTTAATCGTGAATGGCATTCGTCGAACAACTTTTGCTTTACCAGCTTTAAGAAGTTTGCGAACATGTCCATGCCTATTTGTTGGCATTAAAGGCTTGTTCTCTTTTGTTAATACATAAACCATAAAACATCCTAAAAAAACTGTAAGTCTGGGTTATTGCTAATCCAGTAATGAGTATCTTATATCTGTTACCAATATAAGAATCCTTCTTCAACTCGACAAAGATAGAAAGGCTTTTTAAACATACTCCACAAGGCTGTAATTACTCTGACCTAACTTAGTTGTATGCGACATATCCTTAGTCTGTTGCGTCAACCGAGGGTGTCTTGACCTAACTATCGTAGCTAGAATTTCTCCTAACTTAGTCTGGTAAACCATTTAACAGAAGCCCACCGTCTTTAAACGGTGGGTAGTTCACATGTTTGACAATAATCAGACATCATCTTCTGCAAGCGTCTTAGCTTTAAAGCAACAATCGCAAAATCTATTCTGATAAAACGTTGCATATCCAGCAGCTTTTGACAGCTTTTCAAACACTGCATAATTTTTTTTCAGTGTTTCGTCATCAACATCATCTCTAACGTTGTATAGTAGATTGTAGCACTCATTGCATATAGACGACACAATATCCTTTATTGTCGTTCCATGTATGATTTCTTTTTTGATATATTTCTTTGGAATCTTTGTTTCCATAGCAAGATGCTTTAAATAAGCCTCGGAATCAATTGCTTGCGCAACTTCAAATTTTAGCTTGTTTATATTATCATAAAGGAAATCTTCTGATTCACCAAGAATTGTTGAAACGTTTGTGTCGATATCAACATCTTTTTTAAATGCAGGCTTGCATTCTGTGATGCCTTTAATGTCGAAAATGATAGGAATATCTTTCCCATCAACTTTTCTAAAGGCGCACGGATGAATTGTTGTCTTAATCGAACCAAGACGATTGCAACGCAGCCATCCGCCATAACTGTGATGCTTCAATCCAAACCCGATTGTAATAATGCCACAATTGTTTTCATAGTGATAAACAACGAGTGCATCATCTAATTCGCTGTCAGTCCAATCTTTTGATGCGTTAGGGTCTGCATCATTGCTTCCAATCTTATACCAATTTCTGATTGCAGCCATAATGTCACCAACTTTGATTGGTTCTGTGTCTGCGGCAACGTCTTCAACGAATCTATCTTTTACTAACAAATAAAAGTCAATTTCAGACACAGCAAACATCTGCATCAATGCTTCAATAATTTTTTCTGGCTTCAATACTAAAATATCAAAGTGCTTGCTACCTATACCGCAGGCCATTGCTAATTTTTTAAGACAATCTTCGTTTAATATGACAGTCTCAGTCTTGTTTTCTTCTGTTGGAATAGTTAGTTTATAGTCAAAGCCGATCATGCCATCAAAATGCTCAATCGAAATGTTGCCCATCGTTGGATTGAACATAAGAATTTTTGCGTTGTCAGTCATCGTTAAAGCGTTCAAGCAATCACATAGTTTTTGCATGTTTGTTCTCCTTTGTGCAGTGTGTTATTTCTTTTGCTTTGCCTGAATTTCGGCAAAGTGCTTTGGACATACGGGGATATAAAGACCCCAAGACGGGTTTATAACACCTTCTCCATTATTGCAAGCCCTTTCTGGATTGATTGCAGAGAAAACAGCACGTCTATTGCAATATGAACATATTGTCTTAATTTCAGTGATTTCATCAGCTTGAGCCATAAGAACAGCGGCGGCATCCCATAAAACACCATCGCTGTTTGTGCGCAAACCGTAGCACATCACAGGCAGGCATAGATTTATCGTAATATCTTTATCTTTATATAATGATAAAAAGTCTTCACCTAATAAAACCAACATTACAGGATCGTGTTTGTCGAACCTAACTGTAATTCCAGAAGCAGATAGTTTTCGTAAATCGTTAATTTGCTCAACAGTCAGGAATTGAGCTTCATCCACAATGACAGCTTCAGCCACTTTGTTTACTGACTTTTCTAATTCTTTTAATGTCTTTAATTTAGATTTATCCTTATATATTTGAATAAATCTATCAACAACGTATTCTGTTATCTTTTGCAGGACGCTTTCGTTTGTTCCAAGTGTAATATCTGGCGTTGCACTTAACCCTGCACGGGATTCTACTTTGTCGGAACGAGTATCCATTTGAGGTCTGATTAGTATTGCTTTTCTGCCTTGCAATTCATAATTTTTATAGACAGCTAACAGATTAAGCGTTTTGGATGATGATACTGTTCCATAATTGAAATATAACTTTGACATGATGATAAAGAACTCCTTGTTTTTGTGATAGGACTTGTTCGCGACAAGCGAACGAATATAGTATTATATCATTATATATAACAGTAGATCAAAGACTTTTTCTTATATTACAAATGATCTTACAATATACGGTATTTGTAAGATCATTGTAGTTAGCTATATTAAGAACCTTTATTTACAACATCGTCAGAATAACATCTGTTGCTGTTGATTTACTACCAATGTAGTATGGTTTGCCATCGCAAATGTAGATTTTATGCTGTATTACAAGTATTACATAATTGTGAACAAAAAAACTTTTGAAAATTAAAAAACAAATAACGAATGAACACAAGAATGAAAATTTCTTGTGTTCCATGTGTGATAAACATTAGTTGTCTTTTAAACTAGAATTATAAGCTATTTGATGTCTCTACTACATGTGTAATACTGGTTTTAATATAATGTATAGGCTTTATCTATGTATTACATATATTACAAAATTTTCATCAAAAATTTTTCAAATTTTAACAACGAAAATTTGTTTAAAGACTGATAATAAAATTTTTTAAAAGCAATACTGTATATGTCAACAAAACCATTACTGCGTATGAATGAGACTGTCCTACAACCACACATAATTTGTAGGAGTATTGCTATATTCAAAACAACTGTCTTGGGTATCTATATTATATACGTCATATAGCAATCGTTTATTCTATATGGGAGATTTTATTATGTATAAAGATAAACACTTAATCATAAATATCTTGATTGCATTGTGGGAATTACCACAAATTCTTATAGGGCTTATTATTTTAGCGATATTCCATAATAAGACTACATATACAAATCCATGCAATCATATCTCAGTTTGGAATATCAATGCACACGGTGCATTCGGAACTGCATGTTTCTCGTTAGGCCCTATCATTGTTACATGTAATGATAAAGTCGCAGAGAGAACGCTTAGACATGAAACTGGACATAGTAAACAATCAGTTATATTAGGTATGTTTTATCTTATTGCTGTTGCAATCCCTAGTGTATTTCTATTTCAGTATAAAAAACTTTTCAAAAAATCTCAGGAATTCTACCTGTCGTCATATCCAGAAAATTGGGCAGAAAAATTGGGTGGAAATATAACAAATAAATAAAATAACAATTGACATATTATTATATCTATAACATAGTTATTATGACGAGGCTAGGCTGATCCCCGAAAAGAAGATTTATCCACTTCTTGCCTCGTTTTTATATTGGATATAAGTGTTAAGGATAAAACACCATGAGAAATTTGAAAACATTAGAAGAAAGAAGAAAAGAATTAGTAGGAAGAACTTTTGGAAAACTAACTGTAAAAGATGTTCAACCAAATGTGATAGAATCTACTGGTAAACGAGATGGTTATATTGCTATTTGTTTATGTTCATGTGGTAGAGAAAAAATAGTAAAAATAAATAAACTTTTATCGAATCATACAAAATCATTTGGGATGTGTCCTAGAGATTATTTAGTTTATTCAAAAAAAGTATATACAAAATATAAAAAAGAATTTGTTGGGAAAACCTTTGGTAAATTAACTGTTATAGACATAAAACAATGTTATACTTCTAACGGGAAGAAACATGGTTATGAGGCAATGTGTATTTGTGAATGTGGAAATACAATTACAGTATCAACTCATGATTTATCAACAGGTCATACTAAATCTTGTGGATGTTTTAAAGGTCATTATGCGAGTGAAAGTATTATTAAGTGGAGAAATAGTCATCCAGAAGAATCTAATAGTTTTGTCAAAAAATTAAGAGAATGGCATAAAAATAACACAGAAAAATCATTAGAAATATCTTGTAAAAATTTAAAGAAAGCAGAACAATGGAAAAGAGAACATCCTAAAGAATGTGAGGCCATACTAAAGAAAGCACAAGAAAAAGCTAAAACATGGAGAATTGATAAACCACAAAAATACAAGGAAGCATTAGAAAAAACAAAAAAATATTGGAAGAATCATCGTGACGAAATGATAAAAATTAGAAGAAAAATGTTGCTGTCGAGAACGTCGAAAGAAGAAAATGATGTTTTGTGTTTTTTAGAATCTTTAGGATATGATGTAGAAAGACAATTTTATTTAATGAATCATTTTTATGACTTTAGAATTGGAAATTTTTTGATTGAATATCATGGTTCTTCATATCATTATGCCAAATATGAATGTTTAAAAAAACCAGAAGTAGGTGAACCTTCAAACCCAAAGCCAATAGAATATCATTTAAATTTAAGAGATATTGCTATACAAAATGGGTTTAATATAATACAGATATGGGACTATAATTGGATTAATAAAAAAGATTTTGTTCAAAATTTATTAAGAGAACAGCTTTCAGGTAATGCTAACTATAAAGATTATTTAGAAGAAGGATTATTGAATAATGATTATGGTTTTATAATAGATGGAGAACAAATTCCACCAAAAGGTATTTGGATATCTACTAAATTTAGAAAAGTAGTAAAAGAAAGTTTTGAACGTGGAAAGACTCTTGTTTATAATTCAGGATATACTAAAGTATTCAAAGATGAAACGTAAATTAATTTTTTTGTTGACTTATTATTTCTAAAGGTTTACATACGAAAAATGTAGATAGACTTTTTTTATCTTTCTATCTATATTTAGGTGGATAGCCCGACGGGGTGAAAAGAAGAATCGTCAGCTTCCTGCCACCTATCTTATCTCTATAATTCTGACGTGTATTATTGACGGAATACCATTATGACAAATCACCATCGTAAAAGTTTAAATTTGCTTGTACAATTTGTTATGAAGATTATGGATATAGTAAATTTTAACAAGGTGAAAGTGTATTCTTTAGGCATGAGATTACATAGACATAACGGTATTTATTTGCTTTATTCAATGATTGTATTTAATTGAATTGAAGGAGTACTGTTATGATGAAAGAAATCAATCCGTTGGTGTCTTATTGCTTTAGAATGGCAAATACAGAAAGCAAAACGAGAAGGGAAATTCTTGACGATATAGCAGTAATGCTAGACGAAATAAAAGTGCATGATGGCCTTGAAGCGCTGAGTGTGCAGAATAAAAATGTGTTCCTAATTCGTAATTGTGAGTTTGAAACATTTAAGCTAGGCAAATTTACAATCAACGAATCAGATATAAAAATGCGTGATAACATTGCATCAAAGATTGTTAAATTCTTCGATATGGTGCATGTCAGGAATAATTGCTATGTTGAGTTGACGCCTTATGGGATTTCAATTTATGCCAAATTTAGGAATAAGGTTAAGCTGGACAAAGACGGTGCTGTTTTTGGAAAGCATAATCTTTGCTTCTGCGAGGCTGGTTATAACGAAAACACAAATGATTTCGTAATGGTTGCGCCGACGAACATTCCTTGCTCAACAGGTAGTCTCGTTTTTAAAAGCATCACACATAGCGATTTAAGAGAATTTGTAAATAACGAGAAAAAGAGAATAGTATTTAGTGATACAGTTGACGAACCAGTACGACAGATGTCTTTTTGCACGGCAAAAGATTTTATCATTACATGCTATAACGCTTATTTGTTTGCCAAGAATAATGAGATTTCATTTGCACTGGAATCAGGTGAAACTATAAACACGACGAATCCTTTTACGAAGCAGAAATTAATTTTCACAGAAGAACAGACACAATGGCTGTTGGAAAGCAAATCTGATTTTTCAAAGCTGATGATGATTAGCAAAGAAATTTTAAAGCAAAGTAATTTTATATATGATGATGTGACAGAAAAATTTTATGATGAAAACTGCAATTCTTATACGAGGGATGATATTGCAGAGAAAATCATAACAATGAATAGTTCGGTGAATCTAAACGAATTTAAAAAGAAAATATTGTCTGAACTTATATCATACGAGCGGTATGGAATTAAGAAAAGTGACATTTGCAAGATGCTCATGGAAAAGCGCATGGCGTCTGTGAAAGAATACACATATTCAATCGAAAAGTTCTGTGCGCGAGTTGGATTTGATCAGTATGAAACAGAAAATATGAAACGTGTGCTTTGCGCTCTTGTGCAAAAGCAGCTAAACCCTGAGACTGTATTTCAGCAGGTTGTCTATTTCGTAAGTAAACGTCAGGGTGTCGGCAAGACTTTGTTTTGGCAAGCTATTGGTGAAGAATTAAATCCGATAGCCTCTTATCATAAAGTATCGACTAAAGAACCTATTAGGGATTTGGCTATATATGCAAGGGAAACACCTTTGCTTTTATTCGATGAAGCAAATCTATTAGATGCAAATTTCAACAATTTTTTGAATCAATATACATCTGATAAAGGATTTACTTATCGCAAGTTATATACACACGAATCTGTTATGGCTGTAAAGAGGAGTATTCCTATCGTTTTAGCCAATCATATTTCTGGTGCTGTCTTGTTTGGCGAACAGATAGGTGCGCGTCGTCCGTGGATTTTTGATTTCAGTAGAAACGGAATTGAACGGAATACTTTTAAGGCTTTCCATTATAAAAAAGGTGAAGCTAAACATGGCAAGGTGACTGCAAAAAATCTTATTGATGATGCGTGCTTTATTGTTAAACAAAACCTAGGCAATCCTAATTTTGAATGCGGTGACAATCCGAATCGAAAAGTTTATACAGAATTAAGAAATAAATATTATGTTGATTCTGATTCATTGGATTGTCAGGTTGAGCTAAGATTGCATGATATTATTGATTATGCGAATAAACATAAAGAACTTTTTTACTGGCATAAAGTGAAGTCTGGTGAAGCATATCCTGCAATATGCTTGACGCCGCAAAAGTGGGCGCAGCTTCTACATGATGGATATGTTAGTGGAATTGAAACAAAACAAAAAGGCGACAAAGCAGATGACGACGTGTTTAAATATAGTTCGTCGAGATTTGCTAGGGTTTCGCTTAGTGTTAAGACAATCATAAATAGAATACTTGTGAAGTTCCCAAATGGATGCAATGATCCAAAGACAATGTGTGATGCATCTTGCGGCTATCGTAAATCTGTGAGGGGGATTCCTATTTGGGATTTATTGACTGAATTTAAGAACCAAATAATGAAACCAAAGCCAGAGAAATTTAATTATTGTGGTTCTTGCTATGATTATGAAAATGATTTCGTATATGTGACTGATGATGGCGAAATCTTTGAACGTGATTCATCTGAAAATAAGTTTTTTGATGATGATGTCATTGAATATGATTGTTTAAAAGTTAAGAATAGCTGTGATTTAATCAGAAATAAAAAAGAAAAAACAAGTGTTAATGAAAGCAAGCCTGTTGAACATTCAAAGACAAACGAAAACACAAAGCATGGATTTCATAAGAGAAATTTGTGCAAAAGTAAGAGTATAAATAAGATAAGTATTGCGAAAACAATGCTATTGTCAGATTCGCAAAGCATGGAATTGTCAAAAGATTCATCTTTTGATAAAGTGTGTAAGGTCGTCGATGCAGTTATTAAGCAGAACGAAAAGAATCTTATGATACTTCAACAGTTAGAAACGTTGGATAAAGACTTTTCTGATGATCAGCGAGATATACTGCATGATATTTTATTGACTCATGAGGATAATTATAGTGGCGCTGTTGTCGGCGTCGATCTGGCTGTTAAGCGTGAAGACGAAATACTATTCTAAAAAGGATTTAGAATGTCTGACTACGAGAACGAATATAACAATATGCTCAACGCATTGAAAAATGGAGAAAATCCATTTAAGCGTTCTGAACAAGTCGAGAAATGGCACGAAGAACTTGACAATGAAAAATTCAAATGTGAAATGATTTATCAGGAACGACAGAAGAAAAAAGAATCAGAAGAACGTGATAATCATTTTAAATTGTGGAGCGAACGTGCTGTCGAAGACAATGATCTTGATTGCATTTTCGGAAAAACGCCATTGCCAAAAAAGAAAAATTGAATTAGAAAAAACTAGCATTCGCATATCCATGTTGGATAGGCATAACATACACTTTTTTGCAAAAAAGGAAACAAACCATGCAGATCAATTTCGATGAGAATTGTTCAAATTCAGAAAGAATCGCAAAAGACCTTATTGAAAAGGTTTTGGATTTTGTGGACAGATCAAAGTCAAAACGCAAAGACACTGTTCGTGAAACACTAAAAAATTATGATGCTGCGCTCATAAATGTATTTGATAAGATGATTGAGCGCAAGGCGATCATACTTCATTCAGAGAGTGTGAATGGTCATCGTAGAACAATGATTTCGACAGCACCGCGCAATCTCGTTTTTTATTCAGTTAAAAAGATGACCAATGAAGTTCCTTCCATAGATGAAATGGAAACAGCATTTAAAGAGACATGGCTAAATAGCACTGTTCAGCCACCAAAGAACTGTGAAAAGTTCTGCGGTCTTAAAACTGAAAAAGATGCGTTCAAAACGTTTATGGATATGTCTTTTGGTGATTTCTATATCCTTGCTTCTTATTGTTTTTGTGAATATGACAGAATTAAACAAAGAAAAGAAAAAGAAGAATTGCTTGCAAAGAAATCAAAAGAGTTGAAGCAGGAAAAAGTCAAAGTTCAATCGCAGCAGAAAGTTGAAGTCAAACAAATTGAAAAAGCAGACAAGCCGAAATCTGCAAAAGATGATGCGCTTCAACATATTGCAAAAACATTGCAAAAGAAAAGTACTGACAAAGCACAGACGCCAAAAGTCGAAGAACAACAGCCTGCCGCCGCCGCACCTGTAACAGAAGATGTCATGGAAACAATCTTGGATGATATGTCTAAATTTAACGAGGATGAGGCCAAGGGTGTTTCAAAGAATACTGCTTTTGACCAATACCGCAATAAGCGTGAAAAATTGCGTAAATCTGTTGCTGATAAGATTGATGCGCTTCACATGCTTGCTGACATCAATGCTTATTTAAAATATAGCCTCGTTGAATTAAAGCGCATGTTAGACCCTGCGTTGTTCCGTGGCAACCAATATGCAAATCTCAAGTATTCAAACAATGAAGTGTTTGAGTGTGGATTTGATAATACAAACATTCTTATGACAAAGATTTGTTTGGATATTGAATCATTAGAAAGAATGAAAACAATTGTTGACAATGCTCTCGAAGTAAAGTCTCTTTTTGAGAAAGCAAAAGATAATTTTGAGGATGGTGTCACAAAGGAAGAACTTGAGATTGTAAAATCTTTGGCAAAATAGAAAATATATAGTTGCGAAATTATATATATTTGTATTATATAATAAAGCCGTGTCGAAAGATGCGGCTTTTTTTTTGTATGGGTTTCGGCGATAGCCTACATTCAAAGGGAAATTGATAATTTTGAAAGCATGGAAGCTAAAAGAACAAAGAAAAGAATTGTTGATTGATGATGCACTTATACACTCATTCTGTTTCTTTGTATTGTTTGTTATATTAATGATTATAATTGGAGCATTATTAGAATGTATGAAAATCTAAAAAATAATAATGATTGTGATAAAAATTCAAATTTAATTTGTTTTAGAAAATCAGTTTTTGCTGGAATTTGCATATCTATAGGCGGAACTGTTTATCTTAGTATTGGCGGCATTGCAGGTGCGGTGCTATTCGCGTTTGGTCTGCTTGCTGTCGTACATTATCAGCTTCCACTTTATACAGGAAAAGTTGGTTTTATAAAAACAAAGCATGACGCAAAAATGTTGCCGCTTATCTTATTAGGAAATATAGTTGGTGCTTTCTTTTTTGCGCTTGCTATGAAATGTGCGAAGCCTGATTTGATACAGGTCGCAAATTCTATTGTAGAAAAACGTGTCAGTTTAAATTTATTGCAGATGCTTATATTACCAATTGGATGCGGAATAATTATGACTACGGTTGTTAAATTTGCAAGGCAAAAGAAATTTATTCCACTGCTGATTGGAATACCTGTATTCATTCTTTGTGGTTTTATACACAGCATTGCAGACGCTTTTTATTATTCAATGGCATCTTTAAGCACTTTTACTGATAATGCACTATCTATTGTTATAGCATATATCTGTGCAGTAATTGGTAATTTTATTGGTTGTGTATTACCAAACGAATTTAATTTTGGATTCTTTTTGGATGCAGATGACAATAGCAAATAGTCTGCATTATTATATAACCATATTTTTAAGGATATTATTATGTCACCATGCAATTTTAGATTTAGCAAGCCTAAAAATGGTTTATTTATTCCAGTTATCGGTGCGATAGCGACAGGCAAATCTAGTTTTACAAAAGCATTAGGTGAAGTTATTAGAGAAGAATCAGGTGAGTGTAGATGCTTTTATGAGCCAGCGGCAAAAGAGGATGGCGAGGCTTCCGTGTTTATGCCATTGTTTTATAAAGATCAACAACGTTGGGGATTTACAGTGCAAGTTGAAATGCTGACAAAACGTTTAAAGCAGCATAAACTTGCTCAAACATTAAGCCGTGATGGAATTTCGAGTGTTGCTGATTCTGCTATTTGGTCTGATGGTGTTTTCGTTAATTTGTTAGAAAAAGACGGAAAGATGACACATGATGAAGCAAATTTGTATTATGATTTGTTCGCAGAAATGACTTGTGGAAATCTGTCTTATCCAACAGCTATAATATATTTGTCAGTCACACCAGAAAAAGCACTTGAAAGGTTAAACAAGCGCATGACAGAAAAAGCAGGTCGTAAAATGGAAGCAAATATTCCGATTTCTTATCTTGCAGGCTTAATTGCAGAATATAATGAACTTGTTTCACATCTTAGAAATTTCTGTCATGTTTTGACTGTTGATTGGATGCAGGATAGAACACCTATTGAAATAAAAGAATCTGCTAGAGAAATATTGCACACAATAAAAGAATTGAGAAAAAATTGTCCAATAGGTTGTCAAATCGGATTAGAATGATATAATATATCTATGTTTGATCGTTTCCTACTTACGATTCAAGCATGTAACCACCGAATCCCCATCATGATAATTCGTTGTGATGGGGATTTTTTTATAATTTACATATTTAAACAAATTTGATATTTAATGATATTAGGATAGGAAATGGATATTCCGATGTTCTTTGATAATATAATGATTGGAGAATGTTATGCCATTAGATTTAATATCACTTGTGCAGTGGTTAAAATTCAACGAAAGAGAAACGGATGAATTTTTCTCTGCATGTATGAATAATAGAATCAAAACGAGTTCGAGGGTAACAAAAAGAAGTATAAACGAACTAATTGAATTGGATAGGGAATATTTAAAAAAAGCATATAATGCAAAAACGACAACAAAAATAGAAGAAATAAGGTCTGGTGTTAAGGTTGATTACGTTTCACAAAAATTTTATCTTAAATATATTGACTGGTATATTGTAAAGCCACTTGGAAAAAATGGATTGGATTCATATCGTGTTTTCTTTCCATTATATCTGCCAAACACAGAAGCACTTGAGCAAATAAAGAATTATCTTGTCGATTTCCGATGTCCGTGTTTTCCTTTTGATTATATTTCGCTGACAGATATGACAGATGGCAAGGAAACAATTATTTTTATCGGTGCGATGAATGAGGCCGAGCCGATGTGTAAAAGTCCATTGGGTCACAAATGGGAGTGGAATGTTTTTCGCGAGGATGTTAAAGAAATTTACCTTGCAAAATGCAGCCATTGTGGTATTGAGAGAGAAGCTGTAATTGGTGATAATCGAAATCACCAGTGGAATGAGAATCACGGATGGCGGTATCTGTCACCTGACAACATTCCATTTACAGACGGCAGCAAGGAAAAAGTCGAAATTTCTTACGAAGATGACGATGAATCATGTGATCTTTGTGATGCAGATGATTTCGACGAATATGATGACGATGACATCTAACACACAGCACAGAGGAAAACAATGAACGACAGCAAACAACTTATTACTCGTTACAACACACTGTTAAAAAAACAAAAGGATTCAGAGACAAGGCTTGTTGAGCTACGCACACAGTATAAGGTTGCAAAAGACGAGCTGGATGCGCTGACACAGCAATTAAAGCAAGACTTCAATGTGAACAGCATAGATGAGGCGAAAGACTTGCTTGAGCAATACAGACTTGATATTGAAATGGAGTTAGATTCGCTTGAGGAAAATGTGAATCAATTGGACGGGATCTGATGCTTGCGTTGCAATCAATCATATTCTGCCTACTTGCAAATGGGGTTGGTTATCAGACATATTCGGATGCCAATCACGATTGCTTTTTGGTTTGCAAAAATTTTTTCCAAGTCGAACGCATTTGCGTGGGGAACAGCAATGAATACTAACTACCTAAGAACAATACAGGTCAAGCAGCGTATTGCAGAATTGACGAATAAAGTGAGCAATGCGAGGTTTACTGTCGAACAATCTGAAGAAGTTATACGGACAACGACAGAAGAACTCGAAGCATTAACTCATCAAATAAACATATTGAGCAAGGCACAAAAAGTTGTTCAAGAAATGATTGCAAGTTATTCGCTTGAGCAAATCAAACGTCTTGAGGTTGTTGTTACTCGGTGTCTCAGAACAGTCTTTTATGATAAGGAATTGTCATTTGAAGTTGAGATTGTTGACAAACGCAATGTAAAGAATGTCTTTTTTTACATTACAGAGACGGTCGGCGACAAAACATATCGTTTCCCGTTAGATACTTCATCTGTTGCTGGCGGTATTCTCGTTGTCACGTCTTTTATTATACAGATTTATTTCATTACATTTTTTAAGTTGCCACAAATTGTTTTCTTGGATGAGGCGTTTTCTCAGGTTTCGGATCAATATATACCATTTTTGAATCAGCTTCTTTATGGACTTAAAGATGCCTATGGTCTTATTGTTGTTCTGATTACACATGATCCAAGATTTTCTGAACTTGCAGAACGAACTTATGAGGTGGCAAATGGCGTTTATAGTTTGGTAGAAAGCGATCTATGATTTTGTGGGGGCTGTTGTGCAAAGTCTGTCAGTAGTATGTGTGTCAACAAAAAATAATAATGTGTTTTCTGATTCTTTAAACTATGAGAATAACAACACAGATAGCGACGAACCTATTGAGCTTGACTTTTCATCTGTCAAGAAATTGGACTTTACACATGCGCTCATAAACAATGGTGTCGGCGAATACAAGCTGGAAGTCAAAAAGAAAGTGCCAGAATTTAATGAGGTAAAAAATGCGTGGACATTGAGCCATGTTTATTGGAGACATGACGATCCAGAACCGAATGGTTTTCAAAATCTAAAAGCGACGGTTGAACTTATGATTAGGTCGATGCGTTGCGCTTATAAGCAAAATATAAATATAAAGCATTGCCAGAGCGTTGAACTTTTGATTCCTGAGACGGAAAAAGAGGGTGATAATGTTAAAGCAAGGCTAATCAGCTTCGTTGTTGAAAAATTAAAGAACGGCAAATACAACGAAGATACATCTGCATATGTAACATTCTGCGATCTTAAATAGGAAACACACCATGTCAACTCTCAACAATTTTTTGAAAATAAAATCAGTAAAGCCAGAATTTATTGTTGTCGGAGATGCACACTTTTGTGACAAAGCTCCGAGTTGTCGCGTCGATAATTATTCTGAGACTTGCTTAAAAAAACTTGAATTTGTTTTAGATTATTGCGTTGACAATCAAATTCAAGTTGTCGTTATGGAAGGTGATTTCTTTCATAAGCAGCAAATACCTATTCCATATCTGACAAAGATAATACGAACGATCAATGAAAAGAAAACAGAATATAAGATAAAGAATAAAGCGGATTTAGTGATTGCAACAATAATTGGTAATCATGATTTGCCATTTGAAAATTATAAATTCATTGAAAAGTCACCGTTATATCTTATGTTTGAGGCTGGTGCGCTAACTCATTTTAGATTTATAGAAATAAAATCTGGTCGCACTTCAATAAATATAAGTGGCTTTGATTATGCAAAAGAAATAGAGAAATCGACAGCAGAAAATGAATGCTGTGTTGCACATTGCTTTTATGGTTTCGATTTTGTTAAGGCAATTCCTGATGAAGCTAAAGAAGCCGCAAGAGATCGCATAACAGAAGAACAGGCAGCAGAACTCGGATATAAAGTCTATTTCTTAGGCCATGACCATACTTATTATGGTGTGGCAGAAAAAGATGATTATACTGTTGTTCGATGCGGATCTCTTTTGAGAAATTCATCACACGTTCAACAAATCAATAGACTTCCATGCTTTCATCATGTTAAATATTATGATGGCAATTATGAATTTGAAAAAGTCATGGTTGCTGCGGAAGCGAGCGAATCTGTTTTTACAAAACAGTCATTAGAAAAGCCAAAAAAGCCAGAACTTGACGAAACAGTAAAACAGAAAATATCAGATATAATATTTCAGTTGTCAGCAGATATAAAAGAAGAAAATTCTGTGACTGAAATTCTTGACAATATAATTAAGGAAAAGAATATTGAAACAGAAGTTAGAGACGTTCTGTTAAGATATTTCTCAAGAGAAAATATTATATAATCTTGGAGTTGGCTATGCGCTTAGTTTTTAATCGTGACATTCTTTTGTCAGCACTTGAAAAAATTTGCAGCGTTGCTGGTGGAAAATCAACTTTTGCAATTCTTTCAAGTTTTTTGATTGAAGTAAAAGATGGTGTTTGCACTTTTACCGCAACGGATTTGACTGATATTGTACAGTTGGTAGTTGAGGCACAAGTCGATGACGATTGTGCTTTTCTGTTGAAAGCAAAAGAAACACTTGAAATTATAAAAGGATTGCCAAAAGGCGAAATAACTTTTGAACTCACTGAATCTGCAATAAAAATTTCAAGTGGTAAATTTAAGGCCAATATGAATATTGCTGATAGGTCGGAATTTCCTAACGTTGTTATCAGTGATGTTAAGGCAGGATTGAAGTTTAAAAGTTCTGAATTGAAGAATGCACTTAGCCAAGTCTCGCAATTTGTTTCAACAGATAATTCAAGACCAGAATTTTGCGGCGTGCATCTTGACCATAAATTTGAAAATAAAGAAGCTGTTGTCACAATGGTTTCAACCGATGGTCATAGGCTCGCAAAAGCAGAATTGTCAGCAGAAGATATGAATGGTCTGGATGCTAATTCAGATGGTTATATTCTTTCAACAAAAGCCGTGACGATGCTTTCTAAATTCTTTTCAGAAGAAGAAAGTGTTTTATTCTCATTGGAAAAGAAAAAATCAGAAGGCAACAAAGCAATATTTAAGGGTGACAAAATTACAGTTGTCAGTTCGTTGATTTCTGGAAGATTTCCTGATTTTTCTGCTGTAATTCCACAAACATTTAAGAGCTTTGTTGTTGATAAAAATTTGTTGATTGCAAGTCTTAAACGAAGTTCTTTATTTAATCCAAAGCAGCCATTGGTTCGGATTAAGTTGTCTGAGAACAATGTAAATATTTGCTCGTCTGGACAAATGGGAAGTATGTCAGATGATGTCGAATGCAAATATATAGGTGAAGAAATTATAATTGGTTTAAACGCCAAATATTTACAGGAATCATTATCAATTGTAGATGATTTGTTTGCCGTCGTCGGAGTTGTTGATCCTGATTCGCCGATTGTGGTCATGTCTGAGACTGATTTTGATGCAAAGAATTTTGGAACATTATCAGTTATCATGCCGATGATGATTTAGAAACGACATTCTATCTAATAAAAGGATGGCTAACTGGTCATCCTTTTATTTTATTATTATGGGGAATTGATATGATGCGAGACGCAAACCAACGAGGCTTTAGCCCGTGGTTTAGGCGAACAATAATAATTTGAAAAGAATTTCAAACTGTTCTATCTATATAATGTGTGGCTAGGTTGTCGAGAGCCGAAAAGATGTAAAGCCTAACGTCCGCCACACTCTCTTTTCAAGAGATAAATTAGGCTAGTATTCAAGGCTAAATACCATGTTCAAAGCATTCAAATATAGGCTCTATCCAACTGCACCTCAAGCAGAGAAAATCAACCAAAACATAGGTTGTGCTAGATTCGTCTATAACCAACTACTGGACGATAGAATCAAGGTCTATAAGGAAACAAAGCAAAAGTCTAAAAAGACTTACTATGACTTGAAGAAAGAACACACATTTCTTAAAAATGCTGATAGCCGAGCATTACTTCATGCCAGAGAAAACTTGGACGCCGCTTACGATAAGTTTTTTAAAGAGCCAAATACAGGGTTTCCAAAGTTCAAGTCAAAGCACAAATGCCGATGGAGTTACACCACAGACAATAACAATGATTCTGTTCGGTTTGACGGTCATAGACTGAAAATTCCGAAAATAGGGTACATCAATGTCGTTGAGCATAGACAGCATGAAGGACGCATTCTTTCAGCGACAATAAGCAAAGAAAGAAGTGGAGAGTACTATGCCTCTGTTTTATGTGAGATAGAACAGCCAAGATCATTACCTATTACAGATAGAGTTGTAGGTATTGATCTAGGATTGCATGATATTGTTGTTTGTTCAGATGGAACTAGAGTTGAAGCACCAAAGCATTTTCGTAATTCTGAACAGAAATTAGAAAAGAAACAAAGAGAATTTGCTAGAACTCAGAAAGGAGGTAAGGGATATGAGAAAGCTAGAATTAAAGTAGCTAAGTGCTATCAGAAAATAAAGAACCAGAGAAATGATTTTCTTCAAAAGTTGTCCACCAAACTTATAAAAGAAAACCAAATTATTTGTTTGGAAGACCTATTTGTCAAAGGTATGGAACAAAACAAGAAACTAGCTAAATCAGTTACAGATGCTAGTTTTGCTAAATTTGTTTCTATGCTTGAGTACAAGGCAGAATGGTATGGACGTAAAATAATCAAGATAGACCGTTTTTATCCCAGTACACAGCTTTGTAATGGTTGTGGATGTAAGAACGTGTCTGTTAAAGGCTTACGAGGCTTAAAGTTTCGTGAATGGACTTGTCCTGAATGTGGTGAAGTACATGATCGTGACTTAAATGCCGCAATGAACATCCTCAAAGAAGGGTTAAGGGATTTGAACCTACGGAACGTGGGGGATAGCGAGCTTACTGTGTGTCACACTAACAGGTTTTCTATTAGTGGAGATACGCTTGCACTCGAAGCCTACCGCATTTAATGCGCTATGCGAAAGCACACGCGAGGCGGTGGGTAGTTCACATGATTAAGAAAACAAGAAAAGTAGAGAATAAGAAAAGAATTAGCAAACGTTTTGAATCACAGTGGGTAGTTCATATGATTAAGAAAACAAGAAAAGTAGAGAATAAGAAAAGAATTAGCAAACGTTTTGAATCACAGCGTCCAGTTCGCAATATTGAAGAAGTTCTTGCTGATATGGATGAAACAGCACGCGGTATTATGCGTTATGGCGTAGAAAACGCAGGTATTGCAGATTTAATGGGTGCGGCAGAACAAAATCTTGATGCTGATTATTGGAAAGCTGACAAAGAAGGTGATGAGGAAACAAAAAAAGCCATCGAAGATGAGATGGAACGCATGGAAAACGAAGCTACTGAATGTTGCGGAAAAATTATTGATGCCATTGACTCTGTATGGCCTGTTTCTGAATTAACACCTGCTCAAAAGCAGCGACTTGGCTGGGAACTTGATGATTTAAAAGCCTATGATACGCGTGCGATGGAAGATCCAAATACGTTTGTAAAACTCATTGTTGCTGAATATGCATTAAGTGAAGACAACGGTCTTCTTGAAGCACTTGAATTTGCTTGTCAGAATGCACTTGATGAGACAGAAGAAATTGATATGGATGAGTCCGTGCAGCGTCGTCGCCGCAATCTACGTCGTGTGATTGAGAGCCGCCGCGCTCGCGCTAAAAAAGAAAGTAAACGTCGTGTATCAAAATGTCGTAAATTTGAAAACGCTCTTTATAATGAATTAGAACTCATTGAGGGCACTTATGTTCTTATGCAAGATGTAGATCGTTATGATGATGTTGATTATGACACAAGACGAGAAGCTGTTGCTGCGATGATTGAAGCACAAGATGATGGCGAAGAAGATATGTGGGTTGGATGTGTTGAACGAATAAATGGTAGATTGGAAATTATGTTTGTAGAAGGTGAATCAGCATAATTAATTTCCAAAAATACTAGCAACATGCTTAAAATCGAAAGCTAGTTCTAGTTGATCATATTCTTTGTATGGTCGCAGAACTAGCTTTTTTGTTGTCGGGCTGTCTTCAAAAAATACGATACTCACACACATTTCTATGAATTGTTCGATTGTTAAATTCTCATTATATTCAGAAACAATTCTGATTGTTTCATTCTGTGATTCCAAATAATCAGAAAATTTTTTTAGAATTGTGCGTACTGAATTTATATCGTTTGATGTTGTAATTACCAAAGGACAACCGCCCATTAGATTATAAACAAAAGATGTTTTTTCTTTTGCCATCATCTTTTGCATATTGCGTGTGGCTTTTTCTAAAGCGTTTATGCTTTTTAGCAATTTTGAATCAATTTCTTTTTTGTCGTTTTTTGCCATGGCTTCACCAAAATAACGTTCGCACATTTCTATCTATAAGAATATTGTTTTGTTTTCTTTTCTTTTAACGAATGGGGAAGTTTTATGAAAAAAAATATATATCGTGAATCTACGATTTACGAAAACTTTGTCTATCCCCGATATGTTTCAGAATTGGATGGATTTAAATTTAAGCCGATTTATAAACCTTATGATTTTGATGTCGATTATGCAGAATCATTTTTAGCTCATCATCGTGAAGATGAACTCTGGTATCAAAAAGACAAATTAGCACAAATGATTGTAGCTGACAATGATCTTGCGATAAAAGATGCAGATGACAAGTTGGTTTATATAGCCGATTGTGAAACATATATTCCGACAGCCGAAGATACAGACAATGTTTATTATCTAAATGAATTATTGGATGATGAGGCTTGTTGGATTCACAGGGCTTGTGGCACTTGGATAGGCAATACAAACAGAAATGAACGTATTACCGAAATGAAATCTACTGATGTTAATGAATCATGGCATTCAGAAACAATCGTAGATAGTGAAGAATATACAGTATCTTTGAAACGTATTTGGGGCTTTGAGCCAGACAAAGCAGAATCATCATCTGATATTTCAAAAGGAATCATTGACGGATTCTCAAAGAAATATTATTCAGTCTTGGTAAAAAAAGACGGCGAAAAAGATGTTTACATTCCGACTGTCAATGGCACGCCGTTGACAGACACGCAGATAGCAAATATTATTTCGACAAGTGGAACAGGTGAAACTAGAGAAGGTTATCCAACCAATGATGGAAATCTTTTGGTTTCTGATTAATTATCATTTTTAGGAGTTAAAATTATGGCTGACAGAACATTACTTTTTAAAACAGATGCAGGAAAAGAACTGAATGCCGCACAGGTTTTAGAACCACGCGTAAAACAGGCAGAAGCTCTCGGTGCAAAAACAGTTGACCAGCTACCTTTAGATCGCGTTCTCGCTCGCGATAAAGATGGCAACTTAGTTGCTTGCCCTATTCTCACCGACATGCTTAATACAGACTTTGTAACCGTTCTTCGTCACGACATGGACGGTAAAGAGGGTGATGGCATGTTCGTTACTTTCGCAACTACTTCAAATGCAGAAAATGGCGGTATTGACCCAGAAAAGAGCCTGCTCGTTTCTATGAGCGATCTTATTGTCGCCGTCGAAGTTCCCGCTGAGATTACAGCCGATGTTACATCCGAAACACTGACTGGCGATCCTCTTTGCAAATATTTTGGTAAACCAATTCGTCTTGATGGCTCTGACGTTCAAGAAGCACAGTGGAAACTTATTTCAGAACGTACCGTTCGTCTTCACAAAAACAATGGTCAGTCTGTTGGTGGCAAATGGGAACTCGATCTCGAAACAATTGCGACACGCAATCCAGAAGTTCTCCATCTCGAAGCCTCTGCTGAAAGTGAATATCTTAGCATTGCATTAGACCCATCCAAATTACAGACAATCCCTGTTATCTTTACACCCGAAGATGGTCAGGATCAGTTCAAACTTTTGCTCTTTATTGAGCCGTTTGATCAGCGTCCAGCACAGAAACAGATGAAAATTAGCAATTCGACAGCCGAACCCGCCGAAGCTATGTTCCTTCGTCCTTGGATTATCGTTGGTACTGATCTGACAAAAGCTAACATGACAGGTGCTAAAGAGATCGGA